CAGTGAACCATTCCCATGTTGCGCAGGATCCAGTAGTGATTATCGGTTCCGTCAGTTGTCTTATCCGTGAAATCTGGCTGGTAGCGCTGTATCCACTCGTTGGCGTCGGCTCGGCTGAAATGCCAATGGACCTTTGCCAACTCGCGGATAAAGTCTTCAGTGCGCAAGCACCGATAGCCCTTGGGGTTAAGCTGAATAGCAGCGTGGAAAGCCGAGTTAATTTCTGATTGACGGGGCATGGTGACCTCTCATTTATTATTACTGTGTATTCATACAGTAGTTTTAAGGAAGGGCCAGGGCAAGGAGGCTGTGCCTATTGATAATTACTGCTGAACATCTGGTTGTACTGCCGAATTAACCAAGCGAGTGCATAGAAATTTTTCAGAGACAGAGGTTAAGCCGATGCTGGGCATACTGGGAGAAGTTTTCGAAGAAGCCAATATGTGGCTGGTTTCGGAATGAGTCATGTAAACCCCTAAGGACTGCATCGATCATCGCAAGCCGCTTCGTGTCACAAATGATTAAACCACCTGTTTAGGCCATCGCCTTCTGCGCGGAGTTGGAAGGATGGAGCGCTTAGTAAGCCGGGTTCCGCATACGGAACATACCGCGCCGTGTGGCAGATTTTGCTCGGGATTGAAGGAGGTGAAAAAGAACCGATTACTTCTGCAAACAGGACAAATGAATTTCATAGCAGGTATGATGCCTCCAAGCTGTTAGCTGATCCACTACACCTCATCATGTTAGCTAAAGGATAGTTTAATAATCCTTAATGTTCTGGTAGTCATGGTCGGACCAGGCATCATTTTAAGCGGTATTTAAACTTGCTCCTTATCGCACCAAATATTTAATAACGTCCCTAAGAGGCCGATAAGCCCCGACACGATAAGCACAAACAAAACGGCTAACAAAGCAACACTCGCCATCCGAGACTCCTTATCAACATCGCAAAAAAAAGCCTGCCTATTAAGCAGGCAAAAGAAACCAGCACAAACAAACAGCTTACTCTGATACAGGTGCCGGGTGCCTCCCGGTGACTCGTTACCAGTCATACGAGCCGCAAGCATATTTACACCTACAGAACTGGATTGCCCCGCCGCATAGGGGGATTCACCTTCATTAAATTTAGATGATTTTAAACGAAGCGCTAATGCTTCCTACCTAAAGTAATGGCTAATGCCGCCGATATGTTAACTACCTGCGTCATGAACGCAGGATTAATAACAAAGCTAAGGGAGTTGTGCCCGCTCCCGTGCGGGCTTTTTTCTCTCTTCAGAGAGTTCGAATTGCGGTTGATGATAATTACTGCTGAACATTCTGATGCCGTTACGACTTCAGTGCCTGAACCTCAACCTGCAGCTGCACGACTTGGGTGGTCAGCGCCTCGATTTTGGCAATCGCGTGATGCAGCGCCAGCGCCGTATCCATCATGATGACATTGTTATCCAGGGCTAACGTGTCGTCTTTATCACAACGATTCCCGTCCTCGTCAAACTCAGGCGCAGCAGGAACCAGCTTCACATACTCACGGTCAATATCGCGTAGAGCATCCTGAGCAATGATCCCCCGGCGTGCCCGTTCAAAGTAATCCCCGTTATACACGAACGTGCAGGGTTTCAGCTTCCTGATGTTCTCGTAAGATGCCTGGCCGTCGTCATAGGTGATATCGTGCTTCAGAGTGGCATCAGAGGTCGCTGACTTCTGATAGGTGTAGTTGCCAGCAAAGCCGCCATCACCACTTGTCGAGGTGACTAAATCCCCGTTGGCTGGGGTGAAATACCAGTACCGTATCTTGGACCCACTATCTCCGAACTGTGTTAGTGCAGTGTTAGCCCAGGAACTCAGCCCGTTACCAACATTACCCCACATCGATCGAAGGTTATACCCACCGCCATGTTGATACCCCCAGGAAAGGCCAGCTATAGCCCCGTTACCCGGAGAATCCGTGGCGGTCTCCGCGTAATAAGAGGCATAGTGGGCCTGTGCTGAGTTCCACCACGAACTCACGGCTGGACCGCCCATATACAAACGTCCGGGAATTTGCACATTGCCGTTGGACATGAAGTCGAAGTAGTTGTTCTGCGCGGAGTCAGTACCCCCCGCATTTTGCAACACCACCAGTCTGGCAATGGAGTAGTTCCATTCGATGCGTTTCACGATCTGGAGTTGGGCGGATATCTTCTCAACACCATTTACGGTGTACTGTGACTTTATGTATCCGCCATAGACCGTACTCCCAACCCCCGGCAGAGACGCATCATTGATAGTGGATGTCCAGGCAGCAATGGCCCTGCTTAATTCAGCCGTGTCTATTCTGTTTGCCATAACTTAATTCCTTACGCCCAGATGCGAGCCGGTGTTTTCGGTTTAACCACAAAGTCGTTCAGCCTGGATAAATCGAGCGAGTCATTCATGACCCGCAAATTGACGTGATAGCCGGGTTCGGTGGTGTATTTGATAACTTCGTTTACTTCACCGGGATTGATAACTTCAGCAGGCACAGTGATAACCCCGACGATATCCAGGCTGATATCAGGGTGATATAAACCACCCAGCCCCTCATCATCCACAAACCCCGCCGCGATTAACGGCGTGCGCATTTCGTCGGCGTCATTAAAGCGCAGATATAAATCTCTCATTAGCGAAGTCCATTAATTTGATTAGGGGTTAACAGTCGATGCCAGATACGGAAGTTGCGAATGTGGTAAACAACGTTCTGGTGGCTCTGAATATCAATGCTGGTTGGTTTAGAGGCCGGGTTTGTTGGTGCCATTGTTCTGTTGCTGGTCTTCCCATCAAAATACATGCTGTTTGTATTATTGACGTCAACAGATTGCACATAGACCTTGCTGGAAAACGGATATGTTATTGCCACCGATGGTCCGCTCCCGCCAATGTAGGAGTTAATGGTGGATGATACCGCCCTGAATATAATATCGTTGTTGGAACCCCCAACCCTGATAAGGTCAGCGTAACCATTGCCAGGTGTAATATACCTATTAACAGCAATCTCAAATGCCAGCGTCCTGTTGAAAAGGTCACCGACTGCCTGATACCCAATATTACCAGACGATTGTAACGAGAGTTTATCGCTGGCCCTTGTTACAGCCGATGCGCCGGTGGGAATGTAGCTGGTTGCTACTGCGTTCTTTTCACACTGAGGCATCTGCACATAATATTCAGCGTTTAATGGGATTGTTGTATCCTCATTTAGCCTTTGTGCAGCAATGGTTCCCGCATAGTTCCCGGCATTAACAGCTGTCATCGTAGCTGTAATCGTCGCATAACCATCGCTTCCAGGCGTACTGTCTATCGTCATTCCGGCCGGAGGATTAAGAGCTATACCAGTTTTAGCATCGATAAGCGTTGCGAATGAAGTAGAGCCATCCAGCGCAAATGAAATCCTTATATAACCGTATGAACCTTTAGCACGACAGGATAAAGTCAGCTTATCGCCGACAGCCAGAGCAACAACATTTGAGGTGACAAAAAAGGGTATGGAGGAGTTTGTGTTAATTACCCCCTTCATCGTTACTGCCTGCGATGTCCCATCAGCGGCCAATTTTGTCTTAGTGACAGCGGTACTAGTGCCAGCCCATTTTGTTGGGTCCTCACTATTCAAAATATAGTTTGAGCTGGATCCCTCTATTAATAAACCCTCGCGCTCAAAACGAGGTTCGTTAATATCAGCGGTCTGCAATACACCGGATTTGTCGATATAAGTCGCAATCGTTGAGCGGGTAAAGGTCCCTGACTTAGTTGCAAGCTCCAGCACCTGCCCGGAAATTATCTGTTTGTCAAAAGGTGCAAACCCGGCGTTCAGGCGCAGGTCATCATTGAGCGGCAACCAGACGTCAGGGAACGGGGCTGCCTCATAGGGTACAGACGTCAGCAGCTGCGCCGCGGCCAGTGATGCTGCGGCACTGCTGGCGCTATTAGCAGCATTAGTCTCAGACGTTTTGGCATTCGTCTCAGACGTTTTTGCGTTCGTCTCGGAGGTTTTGGCATTCGTTTCGCTGGTCTTGGCTGCTGAAGCGCTGCTTGCTGCTGCGGTCTTTGATGAGTTCGCATTCGTCTCAGAGGTTTTTGCGTTCGTTTCTGAGGTTTTGGCAGCAGCAGCGCTGGCTCCTGCCGCCATCGCCTGAGCGCTCAACTTCGACCAGCTGGGGCCTGTCTTTTTCGAGCCGTCAGCCAGGGTTACTGTGACGTCACCGGTACCCGATAAAATCAGGTCCTGATTGACGATATCAATTTGCGCCTGGCGAAAACCTTCCGTGACGGCTTTCGCTAAATCGTCATCAAGTGTGGCCATTCGTGATGTCCTTAAAATGAAAAACCCAGCCGGAGCTGGGTTATAAGGGTGGGATTCGTATCAATTACCGGAGTAACCAGAAAAGTTTGGGGTATTTCTTTTGGTGATTAATACCATTGATGGCTGCATGTCCATATAAGCCTCGCCATTAGCTATTCCTCTCAGGCCAACACGTATAGCTACAGGCCCTGAATTTGCAGGAATATCCAGACTAGCCGTAACAGGTACATAACAGTTTACCTGGCGTTGAGTGTTGTTCGGCCCGGCATACGACAGCCTTAACCCAAGAGGCGCGACTGTAATATTACGTCCGTTTATATTGACGTAGGCTTCCATGGCAGCGTTATAACTATCACTTTCATTCCATACGACAAATGTCGGTACAGCGATAGTGACATCATATGGAACACCACCCGCCCAGGTAACCTGTCGATAGAAATCCTGTTGTTTGCCAGGATCCCCCCGATACCTGCCACCCGGGCACGAGAACATATTAACGACATCGCCTACGATTTTATTCGCATAAACGGTGCCCTTGAAGTCTCCATCTGTAGCGTAAACCGTACCCCGGAACTCTCCGTTGGTGGCATAAATCGTCCCGCGAACGGTCACGCCGTTGAACGTGGCATACCCGGATTTATTGATATGCCAGCCGACATTGCCGGTCCCGTCCCAGTTGCTGGACTGGATGTAATTCCCGATCTTGCCGTTGTCGATAGAACCGTCCTGGATGAATACCGAACGCATGAACATCTGGCCGCCGGTCGAAGCAAAAACCAGCTCCTGCCCGTTCGTCGTCGGGTTATAAACCGCGAACGTATCAGCAGAAATCAGGAAGTTTGAGGCCCCTGCGCCGTCAATGCCCAGCTGGATACCCGCGATGCGTTTAACACCGTTCGCCTCCACCTGGACTTTAACGCCCCACTGGGCCGAGAGCTTGCCGTTGATGTCAGCAACAGCCTCGCTGGTCGTCTGCACACTGGCATTGGTATCGCCGATTGCAGCCGTCACCTGCTGAATGCTGGTTGCTGTAGCACTCTCCAGATCCGTAACAGCTTTATCAATGCGGGTGATGGCGGCGGCGTTGGTCTGGCCGTTTTGCTCAACCTTGGCCTTAAGCGTCGTGACCTGTTCGGCTACAGCACTTGTGGCATCCGCGGCGGTCTTCCGGGTCTCGGTGATCTCGGCCATCGTTTTCGTTTCGCCAACGGCAAACGTGACGCGCTGATCCGAAAACGCAAAGAAGTTGGCGAGAGCATTGGTGACGTTGCCGACGATACCGGCGTCGCGGCTGGCCGTGTTACCGTCCACATCCACTTTCAGGCTGTCGATACGACGCCCCAGCGCAGAGTCACCATCCGTTCGGGCCGTGGTTTCCGTGCTGATGTCAGCCGTGTTCTTGTCAGTTGTCGCCTTAACCGCAGCCAGCGCGGTAGTCTGAGCCTTGTTGTTATCAGCGACGGCTTTATCGATGCGCGTGATATCGCCGGTATTTTTCCCGACGGTGGTCTGCAGGCCTGACAACGTGGTGGCCTGCGCCTCCTGCTCAGTCGTCAGCGTTGCCAGTTCCTGCGTCACGCTGGCTTTATTGGCGTTAACGGTCGCTTCCAGCGCCGTCCTGGCTGTCACCTCCGCTTCCTGCGCTGTGATGCGCGCCTGGCGTTCGGTGAAGAGCAAGCCCGAGGCCAGCTTTGACGGGTCATCACCGGTATAACCTCCCCGGATCTGCGTCGCTAACGTTTCTCGCGCTGTGGCTTCCGCCTGGTCTCCCTGGACACGGGCTGTCGTTTCCTGGTGCAGCGCCGCCATACCCGCGCCGGGCGTAGGCCGTCCGAGCGCCACCCAGTCAATCAGGAAATAATTCGTCGCATCCTGCCTGGTGGACAGATCCAGCCTGAACTGATTCATCGTGGCTTCGGTCAGCCAGGGGATGTTGTCGAACTCCACCGTAGCAATACCGTTGGCGTCATAGGCAGGCTCGGCGACGGTGATCATGTTGGTGTCGTTGAAACCACCAGTGCCACGCCACCGCAGCTGCCCCGTCCAGCCCGGCGCACCGAATTTCCTGATGCGGAGTTTAACGAAGCGATAGGACGAGGAGTTGATGGCCAGTGAGCCCGGGGATGCTACCCACGGATCGGTGGCATGGTTCGCTGGCCGAATCCACCCGTCAACGATTGTTGGGGTCCCGTTCCCGGTCCAGCCCTCTACTGTCGAATCGAAGTACCAGATTTTGGCAGGATCGAACTGGGAGCCGGTGCCGGCCGATATCTGGGCGATCTGCTGCGCCAGCGAGTCGGTGGTGGTCTGAATCGTCTGGTTGACGTTGCTGATATCCGCGACGCGCTCGTTCTTCTCGGTTAACAGCGCCTGCCCGCGCGCCGTTGCCTCGTCGGTGATGGCTTTCTTCCGGTCTGTAACCTCCTGCGCAAGGCCCGCTTTGGTTGCCGCTGACTCAGTCGTCACCGTCTTGATGTCGTCACGCGCTGACTGGATATCGTCACCCAGATCAGTGATATCCGAAACCAGGTCTTTATAGGCGTCGGTCTGTTTGATCTGGTTATCGATATCCACTAGGTAATCAGCGGCGGTTGAGCTGCTGCTGCCTTGGATGAAGTCAGTCCAGGCCGACTTGTTGCCGGTGCGATCCACCAGCCGCGCCCGATACCAGAAACCTACCCCTGCCTTTAGCCCAAGCTGCTGGTAAATTTGCTGGGGATACGGGACGCCAGCCAGCAGCATCGGGTTCGCGCCGGTTGATACCGTGGAATACTGAATTTCTGTCTGCAGCGTATCGCCAGTGCCCGCAGGGAAATCCCAGTCCAGCTGCACGCCCCAGAGCAACGGCGTGGTACGGAAATTAACTGGCGTTGGCACATCACCGATCCGGCCCTTAAGGTGGGTCAGCGCGGATGTTGCCCACAGACTCGATGCACCACCGGCGTTTATCGCCCGGACCCGCACCAGGTAATCACCTTCGAAGATCCCCGGCACCTCAATGTTGCGGAGGCCGGTTTGCGGGACGTTCACCCACTCGCTATCGTTCCGGCGCCATTGAGCCTGATAGGCGATCACATCGGCCTGCGGCTTACCGGCTTTATCGAGCGGAACATCCCAGGATGCAGTCAATGTCGCTATGCGCTGGCCCTGGCGCACCGACTCGTAACTCGAAACGACGATATTGCCGGGCTGTGAAACAACTCCCGTGGGGATGAGGCTGATCGGCGGGATATCGAGGCGCGCATTGTGGTCGACGGCATCATACTTCGATGCGTTGTATTCCGCGCCGGTAATGGTATAGGTGTTTTCTTCATCGTTAAACGTCAGATTCGTGACGCGGAAGTACTGAAGGCGCAGCTGCCCGGCATCGATAACGAAAACGGCGTTTGGCGCTGGCGCTGCTGTGAACGGAGTGGCCACGATCAGCTGCGTGCCGTTGACCGCCTGTATAACTCGGCTTTCCACAATGCCGCCCTGGGTGCGGATCATCAGTGTGTCACCCGCGACAGCGCTGGTACCGCGATCGGTTGTTACCGCTTTAAGCCCGGCGTTATAGTCCGTGAGGCGGCCACCATAAACACGCCCGGAAACGCGCTCATCAGCGAAGGCAAATACGGTGCCAGGGACATAGGCGAAGCCATCCAGCCCGGTCTGCAGCGTAATGATACGGTCCAGTGAGTTAGAATAAACCGCCCACCCGCCACGGCGCTGCGCCTCGCTCTCGCGTGTACAGCCGATGGCCGTGAGCTGGGTCTGCTTGAATTTGAACTGCTTCACCAGCTCAGGAAACATTACCGCGGTGGTGCGGTCCTGATAATGGTTATCCGGGTCGCTGAAGTTAATCAGCGCGCTCGAGAATCGCGTTTTTTCACTGCCGCTGGAATACGTTGGCTTACCCACCACTGATGCGCGGGTGAGGATCTGTAGTTTCGTCGTGTCTGCCGGCATGTCCGAGACAACATTGAACATGTTGTTGCCCCAGAACGTCATACCGTTGAAGCCAGCGGCGATATCCTTAATCACCTGCCAAGCATCGGCCTGCGACTGGATATAGACGTCAAACAGGAAGCGCGGCTCGGTACCGGTGCCGCCCTTGCCATCGGGCACCTTCTGGTCACAGCGCTGGGCTATGCGGTACAGCTCCCATTTATCGAGCATATCCACCGTTACCCGGCGGCCCAGACCAAAGCGCGGCTCTGTCAGGACATCAAACCAGATCCACGCCGGGTTGTTCGTCCAGCCCCACTTGAATGTGCCGTCCCATGTACCGCTATACGTCCGTGCGTCGGGATCGTAGTTCTGCGGGATGCGGATCACCCGGCCTTTCGGTTTACAGGATATTTTCGGGATATTGCTGAATGCTTTTGCATTGAATGACACATACAGCAGCGCGGTATGCGGGTAGCGCAAGCGGGCGTCGATGACCTCGGTGATGGCCTGTACCTGCGTTTTGTTCTGCAGCATCTGGCTGGCGCTATCGGCAGTATCGCGGACCACACGGATCTGCCAGCCAGTGGTGGCTTTGGGCAGATTGATGCGGTGCGTCAGTTCGTACAGTGAACTGAGCTTTTCCGTTACCGTTTTGGTGAGTACTGTCTTGTATGCGCCGCCATCAACCGCAACGTCGATGTGATATGCGACGGTGGTGCCTACGATATCGCCGTCATTCTCCTGCTGCTGCAGGCCGGTGATCCCGATGCGCACCAGCACAGCATCAATCTGGGTATTGCTGATAGCGCGGGTCCAGGGTGTGGCCTTAGTCAGCGATACGCCAATACTGGTCTCGTTCTCCACAGCAGGAAAGCCGGGGATCGGCGTCTGCGTCTGCGTGCCAGGGCGAAAATCCCAGGAGACATTCTCAAAGTTCATCGAACCATCGGCGTTGCCCAGCGGAGTGCCGTCAAGGAAAATCCGGGTCGCGTCCAGCCCACCAGCAAACTCCCCTTCACCGAGCGCCAGCAGCATACGGCAACGCGCCATAGATTGGGCTGAATCAGGCTGTTCGACAGGCGTATGCTGCTTCTGGCTTCCGCCCTTTGCACCAGTAATCGTTGCCATATTGCATCCATAAAAAAGCACCCGACCGGGTGCTAATTGAAGAGTAAGAAGTCGTCAGATGTCCTCGGCCACGATCCCTGCACTGATAATCGCCCCCCCGATTTCACGCTCGCCATACAGCAGAGCAACCGGATTGCCCATCGCCAGGGTATTCACTGCGCCGCCAAAGGCATAGCTCGGTTTGTTGTCCGGGTCATCGCGCCCCTGCAGGCCTTTGGGCTGCGGCGATAGCATCTGGTAAATTCCGCCGGCCATCATTGAACCACCGGACATTATCAGTCCTGCAGCAAACGTCGCGCCGATACCGGTCCATCCAGTGAGAATGCCCGTTGCAATGCCGGCAACCACCATTACGGCGCCAAGGATAGTCTGGAACATGCCCGCTTTCTTCGCGCCCTCCATAATTGGTGCGATGCGGATATCACTGTCGCCACCCAACTCTTTGTAATCCTGAACCCCAATATTCCGCTTCCCGCGAAACACGGCGAAGGTCATGCCGTTCTTTTTGGCGTTGTAAAGATATTGCTCCAGCCCATCAAAGTTAATGCATAAGGCTTTTACCGCCTCCGCCGATGTCTGTACTGCCAGTTTATGTACTCGGCCGAACCGGGCCCCCAGCGCCCCATACAGTCGAATAGTGGTTAAACGCGCCATGGCAAAATCTCCTGCGGCAGGTCTTTGTGTCGAACGCAGATCATGGTCCGGTCCTTGAAGTAACCCCGGGCATACGGCGTGATGCAGGAGGGCTGGCCATATAGATGGTGAAGTAGCTCACCTTCCTCTGTGATGATCCCCGCGTGGTTCCACTTAGCGGATTCAACCTGCATGATGACCATGCAGCCGGGCGCCGGGTCGCATTCGACAAACCCTTCCCGCTCCCAGTTGTCAAAATAGAGGTTGTCCGGGTACTGGCTTTCCCACCATGGGTAATCAACGCGGAAATCGTTAAGCATCACGCCCTGAGTGGCGTGCCAGTCCATGACCAGCCCCCAGCAGTCGTGCGAACCCAGAATGAACGGGCGGCCAATCAGCGGTATGGCGTCCGGCGTTACTTCTGCGTATTCATCGCAGTCCGGAGCGTAGATGCCCCAGACCACGCCGGAGTTATTACACTGCTGGCGATCGAGGTCAGACGGGATAGGCCGTGCGCCGTCGCCCGGGTGGGAGTGAATGACCCGGATAATGGTTCCGGCATCCTCAGCATTCGCCCAGTGCTGACCGTCAATTCTGAAATGCTCGGTCGGGTTTTCGTGGCTGTTCGGCACAGGGATATAGCGCTGGCGCCGTCCTGACTGAATGACAAAGCCGCAGCACTCGCGTGGGGATTCCTCCAGCGCATGCGCCCGGATCGCCGTCATAATGGTTTTGTTCATGGGTATATCCGGTTATCGGGTGAAGAGAACTGTCGCCGGGTAGCCGCCGAAATCAAGAACGGCAGTGTTCGGTTCTGCCAGCCCTGCGCCGAAACGCTTGCGGCAGTCACTGAGGCAACCCCCGCATACATCAAACGCCGGGTCCGCTACCGCATTACCCTTCTCATCGAAATATGCCGTGCCGTTGTAGGTGCAGCCGTCACCGCTGCGATATTGTCCGCGTAGTGCCCATTCGCAGAGCGAGGTGATCTGCCGGGTTGGTATGACCAGGTTCTGCAGGTCTGCCGGGCTACTGAGCGACCAGGACACCATCTCGTCATCTTCAGAGGTTTTGGTATCCAGCCAGAAGGTCTGTAGGGAGAACATCGTCGGGTCTGCTGTCGGATTAACACCGCCCGGGAAGTTCACCGCATCCAGGTAAACCGCGTAGGTGTCAATGATGCTTACCTTCGCATTCACCATGTCCTTAAACTGGAGACAAAGCGCGGTGATGTGGCCGTCGAGGTTAGACACGCTGAGCTTTGGCTCGGCGGCCTGATCCGTTGAAAGCGCCAGGTCGGCAATCTGGAAGGGCCAGAACTCGTAGGCGTTGCCATCCCAGATGATGGGCTTCGGCCCCAGCCTGGCCTCGTCGCCGTTCGCCGCGTCAATCTCGGCAGGCGTATGGGGAAACGGGCTGTAGTGAAAGCAGTGGATCCCGCCGCTGAACTCTGAGGCATCCACTTCGACCAGGCGGACCCTGCCGCCTGGTGCCAGCTTCGCGGCCTGATCAACAAGTTCCATTATGCGTATACCCCGTAGGCCCGTTTAATAGTGAACGTCAGCTCAGCGAATTTGCTGTTGATCTGGTTCTTGCGCACCGAGTTAGCGACAGTCCGGTAAAGCCCCTTCTCTTCGCCTGGCGGCGTGATGATGAAAGCCTTTACGGTATGAGCCAGCAGGAAGTCGCGGATAGCTTTTACCTCGGCATCGGTACCAGTGTGCTTCATCGGCACCTGAATGGCCGTGGAGTTGATGCCGTTCTCGGCCACCTGCTCATAACCATCGCCGAACTGCGCTGCACGCACCGTCTGGTCATATTCAATGGGCCCGGCACCGAGCTGCGAGCGCCAGCCGTAGGTTTCAACTACCATATTTACTCCATAAAAAAACCCGCCGAAGCGGGTTTGAATTTGATAGTGGGAGCCAGTTATAAACAACTATTTCTGGCAAACCTTCTTAGACTTGCTGATAGTTCCATCATTACAAACAAACTTTTCACCTGAGCAATGCGATATTCCACCTTTCTTACCTGAGCATGGTTTGTTTGCAGCCGTTGCTGTTAGCGAGAAAAGTGACACCAATAGAACAACAAGAATTTTCTTCACATCCCTATCCCCATCAGTAAAAGATAAGATTAATCCTATCAGGAGAAATCACAGGCGCAACGGCAAATGCTGATTCATTGATCTCAATCGACTAACGACAAAAAAGCCCCGCGTTAGCGAGGCTCGAGTTCGGGTGGGTGGTCGTCGGGTGTGGTGGTTACTTACACTCAGCGTTCCAGATCTGATTAAATGTTTTTGCATTGCGCTTATCAAAAATCATATTTTTGAAAATGCCAGAAGTGTGCTTGCGCTTATTGATCGAGACCTCAGTAAAGAAGCGTTCCCCGGTTGTTATTGTTCCGCAAACATAGCCGTTAACAATGTCCTCCTCCGTCAGCTCTTGCTTCAGATAGAAGGTTGAGCTTTTGATAACGTCGGCACCTAGTTTATCTAGCGTTTTTGCAGTCCAAGCGTTTGACTCACTTTTAGCAAACGCAGGTATGTCTTCGCTTTTTATCTCTTGTGATTTACTGGCATTGATGAACAAATAAATAACAACAATCCCTACAAGGCCAATTTTGAGCGCCTTCATTATCATCCCCTTGATTAGCATCGTATAGCTCATGATAACTAGGGGATGTATGGCTGTAACCAGGTACATGTGATATTCCCATCTCAGGAATTAAGCCAGGAAATTACTTTGCCTGGAACTGTCTGCCAAGTAATCCATCGCTTCGAGCAGCCCTCACAAGGATCTCCGTTACCTTAGTTTCTATTTCTTTCCCTAACGCCCGCGCTGCAGCGCTGCCATCCCCAGACGTGTTAGATGATGCATTGCCCTTATTATCCACATAAATATCTATGTTGACCTGCGGCTGCGCACCCCCCCCACCCTGTGCCCTGACACCAAGCCGGCCAGCGGAATCACGCGTCAGCGGCATGATTGCCTCAGCGCCAGCCTCAGCGAAGACACCCCCCTTGGCAAACTTAGAGGCCCCCTGGAATGTGAAATACTGAGGTGTATCGTACACGCCATTCACATACTTACTGAGGCCCGGAGATTCATATACTCCGCCTTTAGCGTTAAATGTTAAACCTGCAGCTGCGTTCGCGTATGCTCCACCAGGTGTGTTGCCACCTCCTGATCCCCCACTTACCCACCCCATCGCAGCCTGTACTGCATAGGCAACCATGAGGCGGTTCGTCACATCCAGGATCATCTTGAGCATCGATTTCCCGAACTCTTTAACCGATGCTTTGCCTGTTGTCATAAGCTCGGTCAGCATGTCGCTCAGTCCTGTTAGCGTGGAGCTGGCAACATTCTTTACGGCATCGTAGGTATTTGTGGCGGCGTCCAGATACTCATTCCAGCCGCTTACTGCACCAGCTTTCCAGTCACCGCGCAGCTTATCCTCTTCGGCGTAGTAATTGCGAAGTGCTGCCAGCTCTTTTTCATAACCAGCATCTTCAAGCTTGCCACCGCCATTCAGCCATCCCTGTCGAAGCTGAGCTTCTTCCATCAGGCGCTGCGTTTGACGACTACTTAACCCGGCGCTATCACGCAATGCATCGGTTTTTTCAGCCATCTGGGTGACATATTTGTTTGCCTGCTGCGCCAGCCCGTTAATCTTCTGCTGGGCCTCAACTTCCTTATTTTTCTGATCCACAACTTTGGCGGCGTTGAGGATGGCCTCACGGTTCGATAGAAGAGATTTCTCCTGTGCGCTCAGAGCGCGAGACTTAGCAGCCTCGTCCAGCTCGGCAAAATGGGATTGCTGTTTGCTGAACTCGGTATTTTTGGCGTGAACATCTCCCGTCTGACGCAGCGTTTCGAGCGTTTCCGTTAGGGTTCTGGCCTGGGCGCGGTAGTTCTCCAGGGTGCGATCGCCAGCATCCAGCGTAGCTCTTGCCTCTTTGGTCTTTTTGGCAGAGTCCTGGGTAAGCTTCGAAACTGCATCTCTCGATTCGCGACTTGTACCCCCTTCACCCTTGACCGAGATTCCTCGCGCTTCAGCCTCGTAATTAGCTTGCGCGTTTGGTGCGGAGATCCGTTTCCAGAGTTCATCGTAGCGTTTTTTATTGGCTGCGATTTCTTTGTCAGCTTCAGCCCCAGCCTTTTTCATTGCCTCGACATCCATGCCGAGGAAATTTGCCAGCGCACCACCACCAGGAATTTTTTCAGCCCATCCGGCAACTGTTCCGGTGAATTTAGCGTCAAGCGAGGTGAGATTCAGAAACAAATCATTGATGGATGCTTTCAGCAATTTGAAGATATCAATGATTTGATTGCCCCAGGCCCGAACTGTAATCCCGATTTGGCCGAAAATGTCGGAAGAGGAGGCTTTTAGTCCGTTCCAGGCTTGCCCGATATTATCGGTGGCCTCAACAATTTTGTTGCTACGGTCCTCCATAGTGCTGGCAAACAATGTTATCGCTTCGTTTGCAGCTGCTGTTTTGCCCTTAGTTTTTTCAAGGGTGATGATGTGCTTCATCATAGCTTCATCAACAAAGCCATATTGCTGATTAAGGCTTGCCAGCGCCTTAATAGGATCGCTTGCCAGCCGTGAAAAGTCCGCCAGCGCAGCCTTCGTATCGAGGCCAGCATCGCCCATAGCCATAATGGATTTGGCGATTTTAGTCATCTGGTCGGCGGTATACTTCCCGGTGTCATTAAGTTGTACCAGGGTATCAACAGAATCAGCCAGGGACGCGCCAGCATTTTCTGCAACATCTTTTGCCGCGTCATTCAATTGCTGCATTGATGAGAAGCCAGCCCCTCCCATCAAAATGAGCGATCTGGCAACATTGTCGAACTGCTGGGATGAGCTATATGCAGCTCCCGCCAGAACAGCCAGAACGGCTACAGAACCCGCAATAGCAAGGTTAAAGGTATTTAGCAGACCACCCGCCCGCCCCAGTTTCTCCGCTGCCTCACTCGTGTTATTAAGACCTTCAGCAGCATCACTGATGTTTGTTGCCGATTCAGCAGTCTCTCTGCTTTCTTCGTTAAAGCCAAATAATGCATCCCTCAGAGCCTGGAGCATTGGACCGAGGCCCCCGAAGGAATCCTTAATTTGCCCACCCTGCTGGAGCAGGATCAGGAATGGGGATTGTCCACCTGCCAGTTGAGTAGCAATATCGGTGAACTGCGCCGGGAGCGTGCGCAGCGCAGCACTGTACTGCCCCACAGAAATTCCAGCGCGGCGTGCAGCGGCCTCCTGTCGGGATAGCGCCTCAGGCAGCACGTCAGCTACCCCTGAGAGCCGTTCACGCGTCTGGTTGAGGATGGTGTTGAAATGCTCGAACTGGGTGCCATTAATGCGCCCTGCTTCGAAGTGTGCCACCAGCTGCGCATGCTGCTCGTCCAGCGAGTTGAATGCGCGGATCGTCGGGTCGATTGAACCCAGCAGGTTCTTCAGCGCGGCTGATTGCTTCTCTGCCGCCTGAGTGGCCGCGAGTTCTGCCTGGGCAAGCGCAGCTGCTTCGCCGGTATCCGTCAGCTTAAGCCGGGTATCGTCCAGGATTTTGTTGTAGTGCTGAAAATCATCGGTATCCAGAAAGCCTTTGGTCTGGAAGTTACGCAGCGCGGCCTGCTGTTCGTCCAGCCGGTTCAGCGCTTTGTTTACCGGATCGATATTCTCAAGCAGGCCTTTCAGCGCAGCCTGTTGCTCCTTGATGCCCTCGCTGCCCTGCTTTGCAGACTCAGCACCAGCGCGGAAAACGCTGTTAAGGTCATCAGCTTTGCCGACGGCACCAGCCGCGGCTTCACCGAGTTTATCCAGCTCATTGCTGGCAGTTTTCAGGTCAGAAACATCGGCCCGCAAAGTAATCGAGGCGATCTGGTCTGTCATTATTTCGTCTCCTTGTGCATTACTTTGAGAGCCTCGCTTTCCATAATCTGAAGGTCAGCCATGCAGGCCGCCGCATCCTCAACCCCGTGTAACTCAAACACCCAGGGGAGAACGTTGTAATCAAGGCCGGTCGCCCCGCCCGCGCCAACACGCCATTGAGTCGCAAGTGCAGAGAATATGGTGAAGGATTTCCATACCGACGGCAGGATCCCCACCTCTTCCTCCACGTCCTCAGGCGTCAAACCAAAAGCGGCTAACTCCGCGAGAGTCGGTCCCGGCGTGTACAACGCTGCGGCGACCTGCCTCAGTTTTTTTCTCGTACACCCATCAGCTCTTTGGTATAGGCCAGGCCGATGTTGTCGAACGCGCGCGGGTAGTTCTGCAGTAGAACGATCACGTTATCGCGGTTGAACTCGTCAGGCAGTGCCCAGCCGTCAACGATCGCCATCAGGTAGTCGGCCTGTGGCTCGATAAGGGACTTTTTGCCTTCGGCACCTTTGCGCAGCTTCTCATCCATGGCGTACAGCTCTTCGAGCGTCTTATGGCGGAAGGTAAAGGTCAGCTTGCCGTCTTCAGCACCGGCGCGCGGAATGCTGGCAGTGGCAGGAAAGGTCGGGTTTGGGATCAGGGAGAATTGGGTCATTTCGGTTCCTTAGAAAAGTGCAGGATGGGGCCGTAAAAAAGCCCGGCGAACCGGGCCAGAGTGGTTAGCTGACCGTGACGACACACGCGCCAGATGTGATGGTCTTGCCCGCGGCGTCGGTGACTTCGCAGGTGTAAGAGCCAGCATCGCCGGATGCCACAGACGGGATGTTGAACGTCGAGGCCGTTTTGGCCGGGATAGGGGTACCGCCTTTCTTCCACACGTAGGTGTAAGGCGCGGAACCGCCCTGCATGACCACCGCCAGATCCAGCGCCGAGCCAGTAGAGACCGATTTGGTTGCCGGCAGGTCAGTCAGGAAGGCCAGCGGCATAGCAGATGAGTCGGCGATCGGGTAAATCTGCATATCCGATTCGAAGTTCATGCGCGCTTCGTTGCTTTCCACGGCGTTGATTTCGGTACGTGGCACGCGCTGGAAAGACACTTTGGCAGAGTAGTAACGATCCGCTTTCCCGCGAGGGTTGTGGAACCAGACCGCCGTGGTGTCGCTGGAGTCGTCCAGGTCGATGAGGCGCTTGTAAATCGCCAGCTGCGGGTCGTGGGCGAACGTATAGACCTGAACCACGGCGTTTTTATACGTCGGGATGGTACGGGCCTTATCATCTTCCAGGAACTGGACACTGATGGTCTGCTGGTCGCCGCCTTCGGTAGAGAGCGTCATGACCTGAGGCATGGTGATCCACGAGTCGATTTTGCGCAGTGTGCCTGCGCCGGTGCCCGCCGGGAATTTCTTGGTATCGGTGGTATCAAACGCTTCCAGCACAATTTTGGTGCCGGTCACCGATTTAACGCGCAGCACCATGTTATCGAGTTTGAGCCAGCCAGAGCTTACCTGGACGACATCGCCCGCAAGGATCCCGGCAGCGGAGGCAACGGTCAGTTCGCATTCCGTCGCGTTGGAGGCTGCTGTGAAGACAATCGGCGCAAGATAGGCCTTGGCCACGTTCACACGTGACCCGTTAGGGATTGCGAATGCCATTGCATTCTCCTGAATTGAGGGAATAAAAAACCCGCCGGATGGCGGGTCAGTAATCAGCGCGGTACTGCATGCTGACGGGAGTGGTATAAGTGATGGAGCCGCTACTGCCGTTTGGTGCTGATGTAGGGCGATCCTGTACAGGTGGACGTACCTGTGGTGGCCCGTTGATGTAAACCGTCAGATCCCCATCCACCAGCGGCAATCCTTCGGGGAAGGCATCTGCGACCGACGTTGCCAGTCCCCTGGCCTGCGTCACGCCGCTGCCTGCTGGCGCAATGATGTTGAGCTGGAGAATGCCCTGGTACGTACGCAGCTGGCCTTCCAGATCCTGCCCTAAAGTCTGCGCAGGCAGGATATAAACGCGCCCGTATGGCGCATTATCCGGGGGAGCGAACGCGATGTTCGGCCAAGCCACCGGCAGGCCAAGCGACGAGCAGATAACCGCAACATGACTCTCAAGCAGGCCAGCGATACGCACTGACTGGTCACTGGCCATTGCGCACCTCGCTCATTGCCTCACGGAACATTTGCGCGGCATCCAGCGCAGTGATACCCACCATGCCGCCGGGCGCCTGACCAGAGTGCCCGTTCTCAAGCGCCGCCGCATAAGGCAGATTATTGGTAAAGTAAATCGAGCTGACCTGGCCCACCCTGAACACCTCGAGCACCGCCATGCCACGGGAGTTTGAACCCTGGCCGGAAGCGTCCGGTGTATCGTTGGACTGAGTAGGCTGGCTGTCGAAACCCACATACCAGTTGTTTTTGAAGCGCCCGCCGACATAGCCCTCAGGCTTTTTGATGTCCATTGAGTCATTTACGCGCAGACCACGCTTAAGCCGTCCCGATTTGGTCAGGTTGGCAGGGTCATCGCGAAGGGCTGCGTTATGCTCCCGCACCGCAGTGTTGTACGCCGTCGCGGTCTGGTTGACCTGCCAGATATCCGGCTGGCCCACCGGGGACATCTCAACCAGTTGAGCGAGGATTTTAATGCCCGTCCGGCGCACTACCTGATCCATCTCCTGCTTCGAACTATCCACAAATAACTGAATGGCAGCCAGGAACGGCTGATTAACAGAGCTGGCCATAGTCACGCCCTCAGCTGGATGTTGTAGGAGATGAGTACATCGGCAGGCTTAACCGGATTAGGCTGCACCACCCGCCATGCTTTGCCGTCGATCTCGATGCGGTCGTCAATGCGCACTTCCGTTTCGAACGTGGCCGCCAGCTTTTTATCGCCAGTAGTAATCAGAGAGCCATCTATTTCACGAGAGGAGTATTCAGTGACAACGCCAGTGACGGTCGCAGTGATAGTCGGGGTGGTTACCTCTTTGCCGAACTGATCGCGGGTAGTGCCGCCACCGCGGGTAAGCGGATAAGACTTCCCGTTCTCGGTCAGCAGTCGCTTTGCGGTGTTTCGCATGCGGCGGTAGTCGATTGGCATATCACCCCCTTTCGATGCGGATCTGATTGCCGCCCACCACCAGCCCACGCAACGAGGAGTAGAGCCAGGGGAATGACGGTGCCGCCTTATTCGTGCCCGGTTCGTACTGGACCGTGACTGCGCCCTCTACGCGCTCCATCGTTACCGCACCACCACCTGCAACCGAAGGCGTGAGGTCAATCTCCTGCGATTCGAGAGCCAGGCGGCACTGCGCATCAACCAGGCGCTGTGGGATGGTGTCATCTGGCAGGTCAACGCCGTCGAAGCGCACGCCCGCACGCGGCCACGATAGCGGCTGTGATGCACTGGAGCGCTCGCCGCGCCATGTCTTGCCTTCCAGATAGTCCATCGCCTGCATCAGCATCTGGCCACATTCGCCATCATCCGCGGGAACGGCATATCCGCGCCCCGCCGCGAACGTGCGAAGGTCAATAACGCTGGCGTAGCTGTTGAAGTCAGGCGAATGGGGATCGGCAACCAGCATTGTTATTCCTCCAGACGCCAGTCCAGCGCCAGCCAGTTATCCACTTCGTCAGGGTGAACCTCAGCGCTCAGCGGGCCGCCGGGAAATTCAGGCTCATCGCGCACCATCACCACAAGCTCAACACCCTGCTGGTCCTGCTGCTGGTCCTGCTGCTGGTCCTGCTGCTGGTCCTGCTGCTGGTCCTGCTGCTGGTCCTGCTGGACAGGAGTTTGTTCAGCGCCATTCTGCGCGGCAAGCTTTTCAGCCTCACGCTGTGCGCGCTGCTCTTTGGTCAATCCGGCCATTGGGCCTCCTGAATAAGAAAGGGGCCGAAGCCCCCTGGGTTAACCCATGATAATGGTGGAGTGTTCAGGCTGAACAGATGCCACACCCCATGCCACGCCAACCTCGTAACGCACCTGGCGGTACTGGCGATACAGCGCGATCTGGAAGGTGATACCAGAGACCGGATCGGTTACGTTCATCACGTCGTCAGCAGTATCGCCGCCTTTAGGCATGGCCGGGGTACGGCAAGCCAGCAGGAATGCGTTACGGTCAAAGGCAACGTTTGGCGCGAACTCGCTCAGCACAGTGACTGTTGCCTGGTCTGCAAGAGCCTGACGCAGGCCCGGCGCGCCGATGGTGATAGTGGAAGAGGTTGCCGCTACGACCATGTACTGGTTGTCATCGCCATCGAACTTCACTGCTGTTCCGGCAGCAATACCGCCAGTGCCAGCAGAGATAGCAACAATGATGTCGCCCTCTTTCTTCGCGCCGTTGACCTTATAGCCCGCAGCAGTGCTTTTCGCGGTGCGCTTGATGTTGGCGGATTCGTGCAGGTTAAAGCCCATCACACGACCAATAATGCCTTCACGCAGCAGCTGATCGGTACCGGCTTCGTTCGCTTTGAACAGTACGGACTGTTTACCACGGATGGACGCCATCGCTTCGCCGCCCAGGACCATGCGCAGGTCAGTGGTTGGGGCGCCGTTATCAGTCAGCACCTGGCGAGCGTTCGCCGCATCAGACAAGTCGTCTTTGATGCTGAACGGGGTGTCTTTCGGCGCACCAACTGCCCGGGAAGACTTGTAAGCCAGCCCTGCCAGGTCAGCGTCCATTTCGTTGCTCAGAGCGCGGAACGCCTGAGAGAACTGGTCAGCCAGGACAATGTCATAGGTACCAGATGGCCCGATGGCAAGCTGCTCTTCACCATTCCATTTGACGGGGGCCATTTTGGACTTGGTGATTTTGACGTCCACAGTACCAATGTTCTGATCACCGTCGTTTGGCGCGGTTGCCGCCGGAGTGATATCAACGGTGGTGGTTTTTGGTGCGACCGGTGCGGTCACGGTCTGGTCTTTAGCCGCGGCATCGGCTTTGGCGTTACGGGCCACCGCCGGGATAAAGCCCACCTGCTCGCGGGATACGCGATTCAGGGCGGTGAAGATGGTTGGGATGAGGCCAGTGAGGGTGTTGGACATTCAGGTTTCCTTTCGGTTAATCAACGATGCTCGTGCCGCCGCCAATTACCGTTTGTTGTTCAACTGGCGGTAAGGCGTCGAAAGCAGCGCGTTTCATGGTTTTCTGCCCGGCCTGATGCTGCGACTGGTGAGAGCCACCGCCGCTGTTGCCGGACGCTTTGAGGATGTAGTCTTTCTGCGGATGCAACTCGACCAGGGACTCCAGCGCTTCATCGAAGCCAGCCAGTTCGCCGGGCTTGGTGCGGGAGAACACCTTGTTGCCCTGCCCGTCGTAGGCCACGACCTTGCCATCTTCGATTTTGAAGTTCTGGCCGAAGTGGGAACGCACGAACTCAGCCGGGATCGCCATCTTCTCGGAGATAAATTTCGAACCACCGAAGCGGCCGCCAATCATCTCGTCGTAGAGCTGGGATTCAAGCTGTTTGGTCTTGCCGTTCGCTTCGTCCAGCTGCTGCTGGAATACCTTGGTGATCTCGGCCTTCACCTGGTCAACGGCGCCGGCATCGATCAGTTTCTTCTGGTCGATTTTGGTCATCATCTCCAGGGCTTCGAGCGCCTTGGTCGGGTCGGAGATGCCAGCGAATTTCGCGAGGTTGGCTTCCGCCACCTCCTTCGCTTCACGGTGAGTTTTAGCTTCACCATTCAAGGAGGTGATTTTGGTCATCGCTGCAGCTGCATCGAACGGGAACTCTTTGCCGTCATCATGGACGTACACAGGCATACCGTTATCAACAACCACATTTCCGTTAGCATCAAGTTTGAGTTTCATTGTTTTGCTCCAGCCTTCCGGCCATTGGTTGTGGGTCATCCGACCCGGTCACCGCGTCGCATCCGCTCGGCGGCAGGCATAAAAAAAGCTGCCCGGAGGCAGCCTGTTAGATAAATTCAATGGTTATTACGCCGCGTAGCTTGCGGGAATAGATCTCATCCCGCTTTCGCTTGTGAATCCGCAGCGGGTGTGGATGTATGCAGGCGATACCTCGCTTAACGTCAGCCCACATGCAGCTTTTAAGTTCGTTGCCATTAACGAACACGCGGCGCTTGCCGCGGCCATCGCCCACACAGTGAAAATTGTCGTTACGCATCTGCTACTCCTCAAACGCCGAAGCATCCACGCGGCGCAGTTCGTCCATGGTCAGGAACTCCCCGGCATCGTTGAACATCTCCGGCACGGTGATTTTGCCGTCACGCAACATCTGCGCCCGGGTAACACCCAGCACCTGCTCCTGTCGCGCATATGGCTGCCGGGCGAGCCAGTCGGCATAGCTGGTATGCGCTGGTACCTGCCCGTCCATAGACGCGCGCGTGGCGCTGCTCAGCTCGCCAGGGGGTATCTTCAGTTCTTCCCACGACTTCGTGATCAGGATTTCACCGGAGCGGCAGCAGAAGTGAATTTTGCCGGGGCCGCGCAGATACGGCACCACATGCCCCAGTGGCTTGCCGTCGAGGGTGTAGAGCTTGCGGTCGCGGATGATGCACCACTGGCTGGTATGCGTATCCAGCGTGGACGACCACTGCTTGGCCTTGACTATATCGCTGTTGACCTGAGCGAATTCCTGCCGCGCCGTGGCGGCCATGTGATTCACCGCGGTGCGGGTCACCACCGCCAGGTCACGCCGGGCTCCATTGATCACCCCATCTTCCCGGTTAAGTTTTGGCGTGCCGGCAACGCGCCGGACAATCTGTTCTACCGTCTCGCCCTGGAGGAAGCCGGAGCGCACAGCATTGGTGATTTTGTCCAGCCGGTCGGCTTCAAGCTTCTGGCCCCACTCCTTCAGCAATCTCCCCTGGAATGGCTGCGCTGCTGCTGCGGCGTAGACCTGCTCGGGAGCAATGCTTTGCAACGGCACATGCTTAAGGATCTGCTTCGGGATGATGCTGCTGAACAGGTCCAGCTGATACCCGGCCTCATATTCAACGTAGCGCGTCAGTTCCCGCGCCAGAGCATCATTGACCGGTTCGTAGGCCTGTTGGTTCAGGTCGCGTACGCCAGCCAGAAGCGAAGCCAGACGGCGGGCGCTGTAGGTGTCGGCACGCTTGCCGTCCAGCAGCACCAGCAACTTTGCGGCCAGGTCATTATCCATCTTGCTCAGCAGCGCCACCATGCGCCGGGCAACGCCATTACCATAGCGGGTCACATACAGGCCATGCGCTATCGTCTCGTCCTGCAGGCGATCGTTAACGGACCGGGCCATATCACACCTCTTCCGGCGGCGGTTCTGTCAGTGAGGCCGACTCGGTCAGTAATTCGCTCAGCACTTTGTCCGGGTCGGCATCCGGGTCAATCAGGTTGAGCTTCTGCAGCGCCTTAATGGCATCGATACGGCGAAGATCACCGCCCTGGCGCAGAGACTGAATAGCCAGCGCCGCCGGCGGGTTGAACTCTTTCGACTCGACATCCAGCTCGGTGCGGACATCGACGCTGCCGCCGTCTTTCTCGCCGATGTACTCGGCCATGATTTGCAGGATGTTGTCGATCGCGTCTTCCAGACTGGTCGCCATCGTGTAGAGCGGCGACTGCTCCTGCATCTTCTCTTCTGAGGTCTGGTCTACAGACTTCGTGGAGGTGTTATCCGTTCGCAGCAACTTTGCGCCCGCCTGGCGCATCTGCTCCACCAGCTCAGCCAGCGACTCTTTGCCAGCGCCGATGGAGGAGCCGGTGTGCTCGACGTACTCGAGGCCCTGTTTCTGCCGATCATTGAAACTTGCCGCAGATGAAGAACCAATTACCAGTTCCTGCCCCTCCTCCAGCCCGAACACAGTGAGGATCGGCACCCGGGCGACGTGAAGGATGTTGTCCTGCTCGCTCTGGCTCTGCCAGTGCTTGACGTTCAGCAGCGCCATGTTGAGTAGCGGCGGTGAACCGCACATAAAGCCGGTGCGCTTGGTGTAGAGCGTGACCAGGGTGATATCGCGACGAGAGGTTTGCCATTCGTCGTGTAACGCCCAGGTGTCCTGCCCCTCTGCACCGGTAGACTTCCGGTAAATCTCAACCTTGCCCGGCGTCAGGAGGCGGATCTGTTCGACTTTCGTCTGCCCGAAATCGTCACCATCCTCGACCACCACCTCTTTGATGCGCAGCGACGTGAGCACGACCTTACCGCCGGTCATCTTCGACTTCCAGCCGATCACCTGGCGGGGATTCAGCATGGTGACGTACGGGCGCGCGCCGGTGGCCTTTTCGTCGGCTTTCGTTCTGACTTGCTCTGCGTCCACTCGCGGATAATCCACCAGCGCATGGGATAGACCGTACTGCATCGCCAGGCTGAAGAACGCCTGTGCCCAGACATCGAGGCGGCTGCCCTCAAGATCCACATTTTTCGCGAACTCGCGCAGCGCATCCGGGACGTTCTCGCCCAGCTGGATTGGCTCAGCGAATACGCGTCCTACGTTCTGGTTGATCGTCTCTTCGTAGGCGGGAAGAAGCGTGGCCACAGCCAGACGCTTTTTGTAATCCTCTTTATCTTCTTTCGGCCAGCGCGGGAGGTATGACTCACCCAGTTGGCGCATATACAGCGTGCCGCCCATCAGGGCGTCGTTAATGTCCCACGCCTGCACCATGTTCCCATAGTCCAGATTGGGTGTTGAAATATCAGGCATGGTTTACATCCGTAGTTTGGTGACTTTGCCGGTCGGTTTGATGATCGGGAATTGCTTCACGATGTAATAACCACCAGCATCATTGGGGTGATCGTTGTCGGCTGATTTATCAGGCTCGCCATTGGCTGCCCAAACCTGCTGCTCCAGGCTGTCGGTATAAACCGGGCACCGGGTGACATTCACTTTGTAGCGGCGCTCACCGTTGCCATTGCAGAACATGGCGTTAACGGAGTTAATGCGATCCTTCACTGGCGGGTTGGCAGCATTCACCACCACGCTGAAACCAGCCTGCTTGAGTTGAGCGATATCTGTGGCGCTGGCGTTGTTCGATTTGCGCGAATCGCCGGAAGCATCGGGATAGATATAAATCTGACGTGAGGCAACGTAACGCCCTCCCTCATAACGCCAGAACTCCTCCTGGATGCGCTTAATCATCGCAGGGGTGTCATAGACTTTAATCAGTTCACGAACGGCGTGGGGCTGACCTTCACGCAGCACATGAACAATAGCCGCCATCTTACCGACGTTGAAGTCCATACCGATATACAGCGGCTCACCTGCCTGCTCTTCGTCGGTGCAGTTGTTCAACCGGCGATCAAACTGGTGATAGATAGTGCCGCTGGTCAGGTTGGTAAACCTCCCTCGCAGATACGCCTTAATCAGCTCTGGCGGATAGGAGTCCATCAGCGAAGGGATGTAATCGTGTGGAAGGTTCGCTTCATTGTCGAATGTCGAGGCCTGAATCAGCCCGTACAACGTCGCCAGTTCAGGCTTATCGCGTACAGCTTTCACAAACTGCTGATAAACGAACTTGAAACCTTCCGGCGTGGTGGTCACATCGATGCCGTTACGCAGGCCATCAACCTTGTAACGCATACGCGCGATGATTTTTCGCCATGCCTGCTGCGCTTTTGCGGCAGCCATAACGTCCAGCTCATCAACCATCGCGTTGCCGATTTTAAAGCCGACAATAGAGCCTGGCTTCTCCATCGAACGGCAGATAGTAGTTCCGCGGTACTGACGCCCGGCGTAGAAGTGAACCTCTTTGTTCCCCTCGTTGATTTTGACGTTCATGCCCCAGTCGAAAGCCACCTCTTCCACTGTCGGGTAGAAGATGTCACGGATCTGCGGATAGGTCGGCGCGAAGTAGCCCTGGTTGATTTTGGGGAACTCCCACATTCCCTTGCAGATGCCGCCGCAGCCAACCCACGTCTTACCGGAACCGAACCCGGCAACATAGGCCTTAAACTTATGAGGCATTGCGAGAAAACGCGCCTGGGGAACGTTAAGCGTCGGCGCTATCATCACGAACCCTCGCGTCTACCACGTTAATGTTGATTGCAACTGGTGCGGGAACATCATCATCAGGATCGGCTGCCAGCTCTTTGCGAAGCTTTTCCACCTCCAGCTGCCGACGCTCGATTTCAATCTGCTGCAGACGCTGCGCAAACTCACTATCGGCCAGGCCAAGCCGCTTCATCACAGCTTCATACATGCGCTCGCGGCTTATGGCTGTTATCTCAACGCCATTCTTACCCAGCTTCACGCCGGAATAAGCCAGTGCTGCATCTGGGGGAAGTTTCCGGGTATCCGCGAAGTATGGCTGTCCGATCCCGTCACCATTGCAGCGCGGGCAGTCAGGGTTAGGCTCGCGATTGTGGTCATAGCCATAACCGCCAGGATCCTCAGGAAGTTTAACGCCCTCTTTGCCTTCAACCTTTGCCAGCGCCTCTTCAAACTCAACGTCATCGCGCCACTGGTAGTAATGACCATGACCCCAGCAATAACGGCAGGCGCCGCGACGATACTGTGAAAGCTGGTTTGCATCGAATGTGGCGAGTTGCCACATTTGGGCGAGGACTTCATCGGCGCTGCCAAGCGTGCGCTCAATGGACGCTTTCTGCTGCTGCGCAATAGCCTGAGCCACACTAACTTTTGCTAACAGCCTTGCACCTTGCTCATTGGCTGTCTTTTTGCTGTACCCTGCCCGGATAGCTGCCTGTGTGGCATTGCCATCCTTCAGGTATTCCGCGACGAAACGCCTTTGCTGAGCCGTTAATCCTTCATCATCCAGCAGTTCTTCTGCGCAGTTTTCTTTCTGCGCAGTGCGCAATTTCTTATGCGCAGTTTTTTGCGCATTTTGCGCAGTTGGTTTTTTGAGATATCGACGTGCGGTTGCGTAGTTTAGTCCCTGCGCTTCACACCACTCCTTCGGTGATACGCCGGTTTCGGCATGATCGGACAGGAACCGTTGCTGAAGCACGCCCCAGTCCGGTTTTGCCATGGGAATTCCTTGTTATATATTAAGACCATATAAACGCATGGAGATTTACTATGGCGCTTGAAGTGTTTAGAAGTGATCGTCAGGAGGATAGCGAATCAGCCTACAGGGAATGGCTTTGTGATAACCCGAATGGGTTTGTCGTCAACGCTCTAAAGACGGCCTGTGTTAAGGGCACTGATAGTGATAAACGCTTTACCAGAATTCATCGAGCCTCATGCAAAACAATCAATCCCTTACTGAGCGAGGCTGATAAGGCTGGCTTCACGACAGGTGATTACCAAAAGCTATGTGCAATCAGCCTTGAGATAGCAGTCAAAGAAGCCGAAATGGCTACTGGTATTCATGACGTTAAAAAGTGCCGCTGCGTATAGAGCCTTTAAGTCATCATGATGGGCCTGCCCATGGTGATAACAATAAAAAACCGCCCAGAGGCGGTTATAAAATAGCATTTGGCTTATTTATCTTTCTGTTTTTCTAATGCAGCGCAGCAGCACTTAAAGAAAAGTTGACCAAACTTAGTCAGTTCGATGAACCACATGTCGTATCGACCAGATGTCATCATTCGCCATTTAGCGTGATGATTTCTCGAATAATCGTTACTGTACTCAACCAAACCTAACTCATTGAGATGTTCTATATAAATATAAAAATTTTCTGGGTAATAAAGCTCTTCAGGTTTCAACACAATGTCTTGCAACATTACATCGGCACCGAGGATTGGAAGAGAAAGTCCTCGTAGAAAGCCATCCCTGTTTTCTGGACTCACAGTCGACCAGTTCTCTTTTTCACGCACATAAAGTGAGGGAATGTTCTCAGAAAGACGGAGCAAGAAATATGCCTCATCGGCAGATAACTGACCAATTATTGGTAAAAATGCTGGATGGGCTTGATGCGCTCGACTTTTGTTCATCGATGCTGATAAAAGTTCAACATAGAGTTGCCCTACGAGAGTATCCGCATCATGATGCTTAAGCTTGTCGGCAATGTCTAATGTTAAGCCTTCCGGCGGTAAAATCCTCTGTTCTTCATCAACTTTGGCTAATGCTCGAGAAATACCCCTATCAATTCTGTCCTGCAAATAAGCAGCACCCTGCAAGGGAAAACATACAAGCCTAATCGTTTTTGCCAGATCTTCCCCTATTCGACCAAACTGTTTTAGCATTGGGCTAGCTGCATCATTGTATGCCTCAAGCCAGACCTCGGTCGGAACTGACCGAAATGCATCCGAAATTTCCTTATCCATCTTAAGCCCTCGCAAACCTTACGGAGCTTAGAGCTTACAACAACAGGCTATTGGTTCTGAATGGGCTTTGTGCAGATTTTTACAACATATTCCTGCAAATATTCAACCTGCTTCGTCACTGTGACGATTCGCTTTCTGAGAGTGAAATAATCCCGTTCAGCGGAGTCAGTAAGTCGGGGGCCGGAAGCATCGCCCATGCCGCTGGCGCTGGTCGCTCCGTTCGCGGGACAGTTTGCGTTGAACTGCAGCCGCTTACGGCCAGCAATGACATCGCTATGCAAACGCTCAATGGTTTCTTTCGCATCAGCCAGTTCTCCGGTGTATTTGGCATCCAGTGCAGCGACATCACGCTGACGTGTTTGCATGTCGGTGATGGTGGCGGTTGCCTGGCTGAGTTGCTCAGTGGCTTTATCCCGCTGGTCTTTGTAGGCGATGGCGTTGTCACGATAGTGATTTGCCAGCCACCCAAGAGAGGTGATTGCCACAATGATGATGCCGCAGGTTATGCCAGTTATACGGCTCATGACAGCGCCGCCTGCGCCCGGTTGTAACGCACCTTGCGGTCAGCGAGCCCATTCTGCCCACCGTTGATGATCTGCGTGACCCGCACGATGTCGCCGGAATACAGCAGGCAACCACGTAACGCAAAGAACCAGGCAGCCGACCGGGCAGCGTGTCGTTCCTGCTCCAGCAGCTCCGGCGTGCTCACCAGATCCAGCTTCAGGGCAGTGCCGCATTTGGTGTAGTTCTCACGTCCGGTGATCTGCAGCAGGCCACGGCCACGATATTTCCAGCCGTCGCCCTCAGCGATGTTGCCCATGCGTCCGCCGTATACCAGGTTGGCGATTTGAGGCTGGCGGGCGGTTTGCTTACCATCAACCCTTCCCAGCATCTCGCACTGGTACGGCGTCAGACGCTTACCGAAAGTTTTCTTCAGGCCGTCGACCGAGTAGTTGAAGTTCTCCACCAGCGAGGTAAAGCCTGCAGATTCGTGGCCCAGCTGCGCGATGAACATGACCTGATCGTTAACTGCGGTGATGCCGAACTCTTTCATTGCCGCGTCGATATGTGTATACCAGCGCGCAGCTAACCCGGCGCTTATCCCAGCCGCCTTCTGAAATTGTGCCTGATTCATGGAGTTCCTTACTTGGTGTCACCACCGAAGCGGACGTTGATAACACGGTTTGCCACCGAACGGACCTGCTCGACGCCGACAAAGCCCAGCGCCCCGCCGATTGCAATGGAGAGGGATTGAGGAAGGTTCACGTAATCCAGAGCGGATACAGCTGTCAGCGTCATGGCGCCGCACATCAGGCCTTCCAGCAACATCTTTTTCCAGCCACCGCCGCCATAGGCAATTCTCAGCACTGCCATCACTACTGACAGCAGCACAGCGCCAATGGGTGTTTCACCACGCCACCAGCCGTGGAGCAGATCGATTAACTCCGTCCAGGAGTGGGGGTCGTTGTGCATTTTCATGTCTCTCACCTCGCTGGTTCGCGGGTGCTGTGTGGGTAGGGCTCAGGCTCGCCGGATGAATTAACGACAGACCTTGATGGGGGTTTCCGAGAGTCTGAAATAAAAAAAGGCCCGCTTATTCAGCAGGCCTAACTAATTAAACAATTTAAGTAGGTAGTCGTGTTACTTGGCCATTCCCGGTGCAACAACTGTGTCGAGCAGCGTCACTTCCCGACCAGGATGTCGGGTGGGCGGTTATGGTCTGGTTCACAATTTAAAGATAGCACCAGTTTCAAAGTGGGGATAAAAAAATGCCTGCTTTTACAAGCAGGCATAAATTGAAACAGTCACGGATACTCAGATAGGTGCCGGGTGCCTCCCGGTGACTCGTTACCAGTTATACGAGCCGCAAGTACATACATATTAACTGGATTGCCCCACCGCACAGGGGGATTCACCAAATATAAGCCTATACCATATATTGAAACGCACCGGTGTTTCTTTTAAATATGTGGTGGCGTTAACGGGCCTGATAAAATCTCAGTCTCTCCGTCATTACAAATATCATCACCTTGTGTAAGGTGCCAGATACCAGTAAAGATTCTGCCTGTTTCAAGGTCTTCAGTTTCGCCGTCAGTGTAATAAGCAACCTGAACTCTGCCGCCGTACTGTATCCAGTAGAATCCTTCTTCCATAATGATTGTCCTCTGCAAGCTCTGACAGAACTCATCAGGATGACATTATCTGATATGTAAACCGGAATCCAGGCTTGCTGTGCGCAACATAACCTACATCAGAGCCGGACAAAGAAGTGCATGAGTGGGTGTGATGCCGGGTGCCTCCCGGTGACCCTGCGCCAGACCACAGAACCGCGTTACTCACCTGCCTGTCTAGCCGCCCCACCGCATAGGGGGATTCACCACCCAAGCACTCTACGTGACACTATCCATAAAAGATAGTTATTAAATTATTTTCACTAATCTGACCGCAGCTTTTTAATCGTTCTGGCATCTGGCTCTCTGTTTTCTGGCAATCAAGGGGCTAAACTTGGGGTGTGCAAAAAACACACAGGAGGGTCAAATGTATAACTCTATTTTGGTTCCCATTGACGTTTCCGAGGATAGCCTGACAAACATGGTGATTCCCTTTGTTCAGGCGCATGCAGTCCTCAACACAGCAAAAGTCCATTTTCTCACGGTTGTACCTTCGCTTCCGTATTACTCATCATTAGGCCTGGCATATTCAGTAGAAATGCCAAAGATGAAAGAATTCCAGGACGCTGCCAAATCAAAGCTGGATGAGATCGTTAAGAAATTTAAAATTCCTGCTGACAAAATACAACTACACGCAGTGGCGGGGTCGCCAAAGGACCAGATCCTTAAGCTTGCTGATATGATAGACGCTGACTTAATAATTATTGCATCCCATAAACCTGATATATCCACATATCTGCTAGGTTCGAATGCTGCGGCTGTTGTACGGCACGCGAAATGCCCTGTCCTGGTCGTTAGGTAGATATTACAAGTTCGTGAAGTGCACTCTGCATGAAGAACGGAGGGAGCCTCCAGAGGTGTGAGGTTCCCCAAGAATCTTGATTCTGGTTAGGAACAGTGATTTCACGGGCAACTCACGAAGGCGCAAATAATAAAAAAACCCGCTCGGTGGCGGGTTTTTTAACGGTGAACACGCAATGCCCATCGTTGGAACAAAATTAACACAGATTCGGGAAAAGTAAATAGCCCATGATTGAAACGTAAGCCGTTTTCGTGAGCATTATCGTGTTATCCGCTTAAGCTGCGCTTCTGCCCAGGCTTCTTCGATATCAAATTTCGTGATCAGCTGATCGTAAAACGGCTTAACCGACTTCTTCCAGGTATCCAGGCTGATCGCATCAGTAATCTGGCAAACAGCTGCATGGGCCTCTGTCGAAGGGATCCGCTCGTACCCTCTCCCGCCGCAGCGCTTGCAGGTGCCAAACACCGGCACGCCCTGCTTCTTCGTTTCTTTCTGGTTTACTGCCGTCCCGCGCCCCCGGCAGTCGTTACAGGCGCAGCTGACAACCTTCTTCCCTTGGCAGGTCACACATAGAACGCGGGCAACTTCTTTTACCTGGCGCCGGTTCTGATGCTGCGAGGGAATAACCTTCAGTCCCCATTTCTTTGATTTTTGAATGATGTCCTTTGCGCACCCAGACATGCTGGTTTTCATAGTGAACACGTCAGCCTCGATAAACCCCTGCCCCGCGCAGCAATCGCACGGTTTCACGCTGGCTGCGCTGCGGGAGTAGTCCTCAAACGCGAACGTGGCCAACTGATGCATTACCAGCGGCTTAACTCCTTCGCTCAACTTGCGCAGCGCGGCGACCTTATCGCATTTCGTTAGCGCGTATTCAGCCAGTAGCGCGATCGCCCTCTCCCGGTCGTTATTGCTGATCCCCATTTTGCCGAGGAAAGCGCTATAGCCCATGGCGGCGCGTTCCTGCGTCATACCCATGGCAGCCATTATATCCGTGCCGGTCAGTGAATCTGATGCTGTGGCGCGCGGGGAGTCGCTGATCATCGTGGACTTTGCGAAGTGATATTTCACGGTGTTTTCGAGGTTCATGCTGTGGCTCCTGCCATCTGGTAAATGCGAATAAAGTTACGAAGAATGCGATAGTCCACTAGCACCGTTCCCGGGCGGCGATAAATGCGGAGGCGCAGCCAGCGCATGCGGAGCGATTCGATTAGTTCTGGTTTCATGCGGCCACCTGCTGTTTTAGGTCTTTGAGTTTTGTGCGGTACTCATCACGGATCCGGATGTAGTCGTCGCGCTTCCATTTCGGTAATTCGTGTGGCCCCATAAGGGCGTCAAAACGGGCCTGTCCGATTTTAGCAATAAGCGCCGGACGGTAGGCGGTAAGGTTGCCAGAAAGATGGTTATTGCATGGGGCGCACTGGCGATGGCAGTTGTCCTCGTTGAAGCGCAGCTCCGGATTGGCACCAGTCGTGCGGTAATGCCCGGCGTGATACTGACCGTAGTGATATCGACCACAGCTGATGCATGGCTGATGCCGATCCCGGTATCGGATGAACTCGTTAAAAGCCTGTTGGGCCAGGTCGCGGAAGTAACTCAATGGCTTCACCGCCTGGCGGCGTTCAGCCTGCCGCGCACGCTTCGCCTTCTCCTCTTCGCGCTGGCGCTTCTTCTCCGCACGCAGAGCCTCAGCCCGGTTCTTAGCTGTCTGCGCTTTGGCAACGGCGGTGGCGCACTCGTAGCAGCAGACCACCTGGCCGTCACGCACGGGGTGGAACCACTCACGACAGATCTGGTTTACGCACTTACGGCGGGGTTTCTTAGCCATGCTCACCCCCAGACCTTTTGGCGGAACGTACGCGGCGTGGGCTCGAGGTACTTCAGCTCCTGCCGCTCAACGCTGACGGTCCAAGTTTTGTAGCCAGGGTTGAGGCTGCGCTTAACGGCTACGCCGCGGCGCTGGTACTGCCGCTGAAGTTCATCGGCCTGCTCGGTTGTGCATTCGGTGTGGTGGAACCATGATTTAGCCATCGACTCAGCCCCCGAAGCTCATCAGCTGCGCGGCGGCGTTTTCTGCCTCCGCCGGGTTGCGAAATGCCCGCGACAGGATCCAGCGCCAGAGCACATCGAGCGCTGCGCGATAGAGCTGCTGGAATTCGGCTTCTTCCATGTTGGCGAACGCGATACTTCGGGGATGTTTGCGCAGCGTGCCGTCGGGGAGCTGGATGGCGTCGTAATGGCCTGCCTCGACGGTTACCCAGGAACGATAGGCATCAAAGGATTTGCAGAGGCTGATACTACCGGCGCGCTTATCAGCGATGCGCACCAGATACTGCTCAGCGGCGTCCAGCAGCGCGCCTTCGCTGCCACCGAACGCGGCGAGGTACTTAGCGTATCCGGTTACCAGCCTGCGCTCATTCGAGGAGATCGCCCCGCCGGTAGGCTCCCAGTATTCAAAGCCGAGATTAAGCAGTGCGAAAAATTTACGGTGGAAGGCCGGGTTACGCAGCTGGCGGAATTCTGCTTCGAGTACCGCGCCGAGCTTGCATTTTGAATGCAGAAAATCTCTGGTCTCCGGCGTGGCGGGGATCAGGATTCCTGAGGATTGCTTGATGAGTTGTAGTTGCTGCGCCATGGTGTTCTCCGTGGCGCATCAGGTTAACGGGTGTTCAGTCCGTTGAAATTATCATATCAGAGGGTTGCGTTACATGGTAGCCGAGACGGTGAAGAAAGCGGGTTCCCGACGACAAATTAAAAATTCCTTCGTCATCAAGCAGCGGGCGGCAAGATACTATGCCGTTTTTGGTATAGATCAGGCATCGGCCTTCGAACGGCATAGAGCCGATAAGCTTACCGTCTGAACGCCTGACAATATCGTACCAGTCGCCTTGATCCTGACTTTCTTTCACAAAAACCCCCTTCTTTGCTTTCAACAAATACACTCTCCCGTCGGGGAGAAATCCTCTTCATAGAACCAAAATATCAAATCGCGCAAATTTCCTAATAGGTTCGCCGGAAGAAAAATAAAAAACGTTACTGGAGTGCTTTTACCATACAACAAATAACTGTATGGATAAACAGTATTTCTCAGTTGGGCTTAAGTATGCACGTGAACAACATGGTCAAGCAAGTCCATTTATCCACTTGATTTAAGTGATTTTTATCGCAACTATTGCGTAAAATCTGATCGTTATTTTTAACAGACAATTACGGCAGAAATGTCGATTCTAAATACCTGATCGCAAAACTTTCGTCAGCAAAATGACAAAGATGTCGAAATCGATACATGATAATTTGGTTTATTAAGCGCCCGTCAGGTTGGTAATTTGTTGCTGTGCTGTGCCTAATAATTAATCGATTTCATAGATCAATTTTGCCTTATCGATCTGTTTTATCGATCATAGATGTGAGGTCATTAATCAGGCTTGGAATGGGGTTTAACCTTTACGGTTAGGCAGGCTATGCCACAAAAACAAAACCTCCGAAAAGGAGGCTTTTAATTTTGAGCAGATTTAGAACACAACATCAACTTAATCACCAGTTTGATTGTCCTGATAGTGGCAACTGTAACGCTCCCTAAGGTGGCTACAGACACGTCACTAAAGGTAACAAATCCAAAACCTAGACATACGAAAAGGCTAAGAAAAGTAAGTAAAATCAAACTGAAGAAACTCAAAACCAATATAAAGATTATCATTTTGTGCGCCATAATGTCCCCATTTGGCGCGATAACCAGGTTGTCAGTTGTTCAGGCTGACAACCATATTATGGATGGGTGGCAGCAGGAAATCAAAGCAGATTTATAAGAGTTAATTATTGCAGTTCGTAGATAAGACAATCTACGATTTCAAGTCCATTCACCATAGAATTAGTCACACGCACCCTACCATTACTAACTCGAGTTAAGCCTTTGAGCATTTTATAAACATAAGCAGTATCTCCCTTTGCCTCGATTGCTTCTAACGGAATTGGCTTATATTTTTTAGAAATGCTGTTTCTGTTTATATCACTGATTTTTTTATATACATACGCCGGGCCAAGCTCAGGAATCTCTCTCACAACCAACATATATCGCCATGACAGCTCGGGGTAAAAAAACCACAATGCGGCATCAACAGTTAAATTCTCTGCTTTTAGTTTTTTTAATAAAAATTGACCAGAAAACTCCATATCTTTTGTCAACTCTCTGCCGACTACCAGTGTGCTTTTACCCATTTCAAAACTCCAGAATTTTGGTCACCTACCGCATCACGCAGTTGTTCGGCCATAGCTTGGCTTATGTTGTTCTCGTAACGAAACTGTTCACTCCAGTCTTTCACGATTGTCCAGTTGATCTCAAGGGATGAGTCATTGTTCGAATCGTTTTGAAGAGTCTGGTGCAAGTTAGCAATTTTAAGAAGCTGTGATAAATCATGAGTATATGAATCCATCACTATTTTCTTATTGGGAAATTCATGTTGCATAAACGTTTTTGCAATACAGGCTTTTAAGGCGCACTCTACAGCATACCCGCAAAGATAGTATGCCCCATGGAAAAACCCATTATCTAGCAAACACTTAGCCTCATCAAACCTAATAGTAGACAAGGATTCAAGGTCGTTTTTGTTCATATGATACTAGCTTGAATTATGTTGGTTTATCTTGATTATACCCATAGTTGATAAGCGGTTGTACCTGAAAGCTGATTTGTATAGCGTTATGACTAAGACAAGTTCAGTAGCGCTCTTTCTTGCAGTTTTTAGCTCATCAATAAAGCCCTGCAGACCTTAGTATCTGCTATCATGGCGGCGCGGCAGCGTTGCCACACATACCAGTACGATTCCCGCCAGGCGATATTGTCTTCCTCTGTTGCATCAGGAGAGCGGTCAAACGAACAATCTGACTCAAACCACGAATCAAACAGCGCTCGTAACTGCTCAACATCCGGCACCTGTACTGGCTGCGCTACTGCTGCGGGCTGCGGGGCGGCGTAGAGACTGTAAACGTCGTCTGGCAGTGCGTGACCGGCACGCGTGAAAACGATAGCAAGCTTGTTACCGTCTCTGCGCCCACTCTGAATATCGACAATAGCCACCGGCTCCTGCCCTTCGACCGCAAGCAGTCGGCGGGCCATTTCCATTTGCTCGCTACGGGTCAGTCCGAATTCAAGCGGATCGCTGATGAACTGCTCGATCCTTTCTCTGCTCAGTTGTGTCATGGCTTATTCCTCCCCCTGATATTGCTCGAACCAGAAAACTACTGGCTTCTCTACCGCCTCGATAAGGCCGAAACGCTCAGCTGTGCGGAAATTCACGCTGCTCCTGCGCCCTCGCTCCACCTGCAAGGAAACCTGCTTTCTGAACATTTCCAGCGAGTACGAGGTTTTGAGCAGGTTGCAAGGCGCGCATGCCGGGAAAATGTTTTCTTTGCATTCGGCTTCTGGCCTGAATACCTCTCCGGTGGCCTTGAGTTTGAAAATTCCTTTTGTTGCCGCCTTCATGCACTGTTCAGACTTCCGAAGCACCGCCTGGACGTGATCGGCATGCCACACCTTTTCAGGCAGTTCGCATCCGCAGTAAGCACAGCGACCGCCAAATTTTTCACGCAGTTCTGCGCGCTGTTTTTTCGTGAGCGCCATACTCACTCCCCCTCAATCTTCCGGCTGAAGCCAGCAACCAGAAGCGCATGTTCAACGTCAAAACGATGCAGCCAGTCCCCGCCTTCTTTGGGGATCATGACGCCACGCTCACCCTCGTTGATGGGGTGGCCAGAACGAACGGCATACCCATCAGGCAGCTTTACGGTAAGCGTCTTCGCCTCCAGTTCGGTAATGCGCTGCTCTGCCTGTTCCAGCGCTGCCACCAGTTCGATTATTTCCCGTGACGTAAACGGCGCGACATCACGACCCGTATCAACCATGTGCTGTGCGTACGATGCCAGTACTGCGTATTTGTCGATCATACAGCCTCCCCGTTGCGCAGCTTTTGTTCCCAATTTTCCAGCGCTTTCTCGGCATACTCGCCTGAGAGGCCATCAGCCGCCGGGACCGGATCGTTGGAGATATCCTCTTTAGCGGTGATAATCATCCGGACAATATCGAATACTTCTGCCAGCGGTTTGTCGATGAAGCCGTGATTGAAAGCAGCGGCCAGGCGGCTAGCGGCGTAGTTAATACCTTCCGCCCAGGCTTTTTGTCGCAGCTCGCGCTGCCAGGCGACGGTGGCTGGCGTTTCGTTCTGCTCCCTGAGCACTTCCAGAACCGCACGGATAACCTCATCCTCGTTATCAACCCACGTCCAGCTCCCGCATTCATTGCTGTCATGGTCGAATTTTGCGACTTCGCCCAGCACCTCGACCGCTTCTACTGGAATTGTTGCCGGGTTAAACGCAGCCTTAAGCGAGACGCTCTCTCCCGCCAGTGCATCACATCGCTTCGCCTTTTGGCGCAGCGCTGCCAGTGCACAATCCAGCCGCGTAGCCAGCTCGTTCAGCAACTGTGCCGTGGCGGTGGATTCAAATTTTGCCGCCACGCGCGTGGCCGCGATTAACTGCTCGCCTGTCATGTTGTTCATGCCCGTGCACTCCCGATAATTTTGTGGATCTGATAGCCCTGCCAGTTCTGGCGGCAAACGTCCGCAATGCTGGTTTTTTGGCGCGCCGGCGGCATCGGTTTAATGCGAGTGTCCCCGCCCGGCTCCATGATGTAGGCCGGGTGGCGGCGCTGGCCGATGTTCTTCACAGCACCAGCAGAAACAAGATGCTCGAGCAGGCGACAGGCCTTTTTGCTGTCGCAGCCCAGCAGCCGGCGAACCTGACGCGGGGTGATCTCGCCGCCGTGCTGGATAGCGCGGATGATTGCCCAGAGGTTGTTACTTGCCATCTGTAGCCCCCTGGCCACCCACGGCACGCAGGTGTGACACTTTCCCGCGGTAGCTGGCCCAGTCGAAATTGACCCAGACGCCCGAGTCCATCCGCAGGCGGTCGATGACCCGCGCGCCGAGTGTGGCAACCAGCTCGTCGTAATTCAGGTTACTCAGGATGCCTACTGGCTTCATGGCGGAAAGCCGGCGGTCGATGACCTGGTTGATGATCACCTTCTCACCGCTCGAGCCGCGCTGAATCCCTACCTCGTCCAGCACCAGCAGATCGACGTTGCAGAGGTCGTTCAGCAAGGACGATTCGGACTGGCCATCGTCATAGCATTCGCGCACGCGGAGCATCAGGTCAGGGATGGTCACCACCAGAACGGAGTGCCCGGCTGCCAGCAGATGGTTGCCGATCGCCGCTGCCAGATGATTCTTCCCGGTACCCGGTGCGCCGCTGAACACGAAGCTTGCGAATCCGCGACCAAAGTTTTGCGCGTAGCTCTTCGCCATGCTGTAGGCCTGACGCTGTTCCGGGCCGGTCACTTCGTAGTTCGCGAACGAGCAGCTGCGGTGAAGCGCCTGTATTCCGGCACGACCAAAAATCTTCTCAGACCGGGCGCGCTGGTTTTGCTTCTCGAGTTGCTGGCAGTGTTTACGGCCCTCTTCCTGCTGCCATGCCTGCCATTCTGCAACGCTGTTGAATTTCGGCTGCACGCTGGCCGGAATAAACTTCCGCAGGCGTTCAAGCGCGCTGCCGGTGCCAATTGCGTTTTTCATGGTTGCCCCCTGAAGCCTGCCGGGATTTTTTTATCTGGTTCGGAAATGCGGTTAGGATCTCGCGCACCAGCTGGTTTTGCCCTTTGGATACGGCCACGCGATTGCAGCAGGCTATCGGCAAACGCCATTTCCCACTGCTGCTGATGCTTCACCCGGCCATCGCACGACCAGTAATCGCGAAACTGCTGAAGTTCTTCCACGGTGTATCCCGGCTCGGTACCGAGATTCTTTCCCCAGAGCGTTGCGCGCCGAGCGAACTCAGGCTGCGGCATCCAGTCGCTGGTGATCGGGAATTTACCGATCGGTGGAAAAGCGGTAGCGCCACCATGCTGATACACATCTGCAGGGGGATTTTCGTCAGGAGGTGAAAACGCCTCGCCCGCGTTATTCTCTCTCTCTGGTTTTATTCCTTTCCCTTCCTTTCCCTTCCCATCCTTTCCGTCAGTGAGTTCTCCATGAGCATTCATTGAGTCCTCACTGATTGCTTCATGAATATTCTGTGAATCAGAATTATTGTTGCCTTTGGCATTCAATGAGTTGCCGCCGTCATGGGGTGAGAGCTCAGTGAGTGATGGGGGCGAAGGAATATTGGAGTTACTCGGCCGATTAATTTTCTGGTGCTTAAGAAAGCCAGGTATCTGCAAATAGTGACTGCCATTCACTGAGTATTCAGTGAGTAGTCCGTGAGTGATCAGCTCCATAATTAATGGCTCGCAGTCGATGGTGTCAGCAGGGAATACCTGCATTTTGATGCGCTTTGGCGAGCGCTCCAGGCAGCCTTTATCATCTGCAAAATTGAACAATCCGATGAACAGCAGACGTGCAGGGATAGAACACTCGACGATCTTCTCGTCAGTCCAAAACTCCGGTTTGACTGTTCTGATGCGAGCCATTTACTTCTCCCGATATTTACTTGCTTCACTTGCCCAGGCATACTTACCTCGCAATTGCTTTCCGTTTTTGCACCTGAAGGCCACTTCTGTTCGCGCAGAGTGGCTTTCGCCTTTTTAGAGCCCGTCATACCGCCCCCAGCATCGTTGTAACCATCGCCATCAATGGCGCCACAGAGTCCGGGCCGTCCAGGTAGAAACTCGCGACAATCTTTTCGCTGATCTCCTTCAGCCGAACCTGCTTTGGCGCCTTGAGCATGACAGCCTGAATTGCTTCAGCGTCTTCCTTCACCGTTTTGGCAATTCGAAGCACAACATCATCGAGCCGAACAACGCGATCGCGATACGCCAGGGGTAACGCTGAGATAATCGCTGGGGCCAGCAACTCAACGTTCGAACGGTATGCTGCCGAGTTTTCTTTGTTGTCTAACCAACGAAACATCTTCACGTTCCAAACGCCCGGCTGAATGTTGAGATCAATGCCTTGAATCATCATCTCCTCCGCAACTTCTTTGATTTGCAGTGCAACGACCAGACGCCCCTCATCTGCAGCCCAGGCACGGACTGCCGCACATAAATTACGGTGGTCAACGTTACCAGCGGACTCTTCGCTTTGGTGATACTGGAATATCAGGCGCTCTGTTGGCGCTCTGTTATTCTGTTGAAAAGAAAGTGTTTGCATTGTTAACGCTCCTACTTTGGTAAACCGTCAGTGGGATTTGGGTAGAGATCTGGGCGCAGTTCGTGGGGTGTTACGCCAGTGGCCGCGTAGATTTGAAGGACCCGATCAGCAGGCACTACACCCTGATAGCGGTTTTTCCAGCGACTGACTGACATTGGTTTGATGCCCAGCATGTTTGCGAGATTTGTTGCAGTACCAGCGGACTTTATTGCTTTTGTTAAGCCGTTCATCGTTGTCTCCGATTTGAATACAATTAAATTAAGCCTGAGACTTAATTTATTGTCAAGCCTGGGGCGAATTTTCAAGTTTAAGCAAAAGGCTTATTCTTATAACCATGAAAGAGAAAACCGTACTTAATCCGATACTTGTCGAGCGCCTTTCGCAGTTGAATGGTCGAGGCATGACGAAATCCGATATGGCCAGGGTTGCTGGGGTAACTCCGCAGTCTGTTAACGGCTGGTTCAAGAAAGGCGTGATCAGCAAAAAATCCGCTCTCGCTGTTGCTGACGCAGCTGGCGTGTCGGTGCCATGGCTACTCGGTGAGGACGTTGGTGAGAAGGACGGGCTGAAGCCGGACGAACAGCGCCTGCTGGAACTCTACCGCCAGTTGCCGGAAGAAGAGCAACAGAACATGCTCCGCATCTTCGCGATTCGCCTGAAGGAGTTGGATGAGCTGTATGAGAGGTATATGAAGGGGCGGATCCGGTCAAATGAGGAAAAAAATTCTTCATAAATCCGGAGAAATATCCTCTATTTTCATTTAGTTAAATAAAGACTATGTTCGGCCCATTCATACCGGCATAACTAGTTTTTTATTTTAAATCATAAAGCTAATCAAAATAATGTGCATTTCTTGACTGATTAGCTTTAAGTCCAAAATGCACTAATTTAATTTACTTTTAATACATAGCTATCTTGGAATGAGGAAAAATGAAATTCAATAATCGCGATTTCAATGCTGTTGAAATTCCTGTTTTCGCTACTACCGCGGCAGCAGCGAGCTACAAGGTAGGTAGCGAGGGATATGTGGACTTAATGTTCTTAAGATCACATTTCATTGTCGATGAAACGGATGAACCAACAGCAGTCGAAGGTCAAGCCGAAATTCAAGAACAACGAGCCAGCTTAACATTTTCAAAAGTAGCAGCAGTCACTATGACAGGAGAGCAAGCTAGGGCTTTAATTGCAAATATCGAGCTACAACTTAGCAACCTCGCAAAGGTTTAACTTAAAGATGGAACTTGACCTAGCATCGCCTGTCAAACCATCACATAAGCTTTTTGTTGCCTTGTCTTCGCCTAGTGTTGCCTTGCAAATAGATATCCCTGTATCAATTGATGCTAGCGATTACCTCACTTTCTTAACGGCACGAATTGCTAGTGATTTTGAGACAATTAACACTAGTATTAAATCATTGAAGCAAGCTACACTTTCATCAAAGCATGAAGATGCAACCTCATTTGGAGACGAAATGAGCGAAAGAATTGCCAAAATTGAGAAGAGCTTAGAGCATCTCACGGCAACTATGGATGCAATGGATGCTAAGTTCGATAAAATTATCACTGCCTTAGGCGAAGAAAAGGCAGTTAACGCCGTTATGAAAGAAAAATTCGTTGATTACGATAGAAAACTTGATAAAAAACCAAGTAAAGATGAGGTATCAAAGTTGATATCTGAAGCATCTAACAAGCAGATACTTTGGACTATCGGTACCTTCATCGCTTTGGTTCTTGCAGTTTATAAATTACTCTCTTAAATTTCTTGTAATCAACATAAATTAACCCCGGCCTCCGTGCCGGGTTTTTTATACCCTCTCCCACCAGCTCCGCCGCCGAGCCCTAGCCCGAACTCCCCGATCCCGACCTTAGCGTCGGGATTTTTTTTGCCTGCAATTCACGGCATTCATCACGGTTAAGCCTGAAACTTACAAATGCGATTCGCCTTAGGCTTGACATAATTTAAGTCTCAGGCTTAATATGGCATCACCAAGACGCACCACAAACCATCCAGGCAGGACGCCCACGAAGTAGCCGCCGACGGCATACGAATAGTCGGATGAGGTGGAGTGATTAACGCGCATCAGGTTAAAGAAATGTTCCGCCAGCCTGGCGACAAGGGCAAATGAGGGTTACATGAAAGACGCACTGACACTGGCAACTAAATACGCAGGATTTGCACACATCGAAACTGAGCTTCTCTCTGGGTTGGAAAACCTCGAGTTGGCCCGGGTCGCTGTAATCTCTGCAGCCGAACACATGAAGAGCCCGGAGCAGGAGGCTGTTCTGGAAGCTTTATCACTTGTGAAGCGTTTTATGCATCAACAGCGTGATGCTTCTCGTAGCGAGATTCAAAAGATCCGCGGTGTCCTTTCTGGCGATTTGGAGTCCTACGATGACTGATTTCGCACGTAAACCAGTACGGCAGCAGGCCGTAAAACTGAACCGGGTGGGGGTGATTATCCGCCGCATCTGTTACCTCTTGGCACAGAAGGGGAATCCTGATGTGTAACTCGAAGAAATGCGCGTACTGCCGCAAACCAATCGAGCAAGGGAAAGAAGTTAAAAACAAATTGCTCTTCATCCGCGGCGCCCAGCTGGCGCGCGAACAACGTGATTACTGTTCTGTGCGTTGCGCTTCGTACGACCAGATGGCCCACGAAGCCTAACGTAAAACCCGCGCAAGGCGGGGTCTACGTCCGGTGCCACCGACCAAAGTTACACCGGAATTTTTACCAAAACCAAAAACTCACCCAATGGGCGCTATCTCTGGCCCGGGGATCTTACATCCAAAAATGAGGATCTGACATGGAATTTTTCTACGTGGTTAAGGCCACTCAGAAATCCGGCAAGCAAGATGCAGTGATCTGGTTCACTGCGAAAAGCGAAGCCCGTGCCGCCCTGACGCTCGATGTTGAGCTGGAAGATGCAGGCATCGAAACTGGCCGCGGTAAGGACTACACCAAGCCTGTACGTACCGACATGCCTGTTGTTGATGACCTGCCGGAAGAAAGCACCATCGATTACACCTGGTGCGAACGCTATACCCTGGCCGACGACCAGCGCACCTGGAACGTGATCCCCGGCGCCGCATCTCAGGGTGAAACTCCCCTCCCTCCTGTGACCACCAGCGATGAGGAACAGCCTGCCGCGCCGGTAGCCTCCACTGAAACCGCAGACGCCGGCAAAACCTCCCTGCTGGAAAATCGCACCCCGGCTGTCCGCTTCGCCGTCCATCTGTTGGGTGATAAATACCTTTCGGAGATCAGCCAGGAGCAGCAAATCGTTGCCAACGAACTGGCGACCGATGAGGGGAATGCTTATTTCCAGAACCTGCTGCAGGCCAAAAATGATGTTGCCGATATTGGCGATCTCAGCCTGCATGCCGAGTGGAAACTGGTGCAGGCCGTCAAAGACGTTTTCCCACAGGACAAAGAACACGAATCCGCACTGATGGCCGCTTTCATGTCGGGCTGGATTAAAGCCGATGATCGCAATCAGCTGGTTGAAGACTGGAAGAGCGGCAAGCTCCCGGCCAAGGATGAACCGGACTACTGGTATGAGAACGGCCTGCGCGTTCTCAAAAACGGCGATGAGCTTACTCGTTACGCGGTATGCAAATTGTCATTCCGCAAACAACTGCTGGCCCAACTGACGGTAGACGAACTGCGCCACCACATCACACGTGTTGAGAATGCTGAGCTGCAGGCGATGGAGATGGATACCGATAACGGCTATGTCCAGGATCTGCTGCTCGCTGCTGAAAACTTCCCGGAAGTTAAGGCGTTTGATACCAAAGACCTTTGGCGCTATACCAACGCCATTCGCAAAGTGTTCAGCATGGATAAACGCCATGAGCTGGGCCTGCTGCTGCAATTCACTAAAGCCTGGGTAGCCACCCCATATATTGACCGCGGGATCCTGACGCGCGAATGGGCCGCCGGCAATCGTATTAACCTCGTGCAGCGCACTGACGCAGGCACCAATGCCGATGGCGGGTACGTAACTGACCGTGGTGAAGGCGCGCATCATACCCTGGAAACTCTCGACCTTGAGATCGCCTGCGCCCTGCTGCCGATGGATTTTCACCACTTTGAAATCCCTTCCAGTATTTTGCGCCGCGCCAAAGAGATTGTCGCGAACAAAGAAGAACCATGGAAATCGTGGAGCAAAATCCTGCGTAACCAGCCCGGCGTTCTGGGGGTCAACCGCGCGGCCATCTTCAACTTGGTGCGCATCGCGCCGGAGAATATCCACCTGACGCCGGTTGCGCATCTGGAGTTCGTGAACCAGACGATGACGGCTGAATTCAACGCTGCAACTGAGTTGATGCAGTTGCCAAAAGCAGTCCCTACTCCAGTAGAGGCTCAAATTGATAGCCATTTTGTTGACCAGCAGCTGGCGGCCGACCGTGGCGAATTTGTAGAAGGCATCAGCGACCCAGCCGATCCGAAGTGGGTTAAAGAGGACCTGACCGCCGCCAGCCAGCCGCAGGTCGAAAACCTCGGTGGCGGCATGTTCTCCATCGAAGGCCAGATGAACGAAAACCAACCAGAAAATGATGACCGTTCACCGGTTAATGAGGAGACCACCAGCGATGTGCAGATGGAAGAGGCTGACCCGGCGGAAGGAGAAGCTGGTAACCCGATTCAACCAAGCGAAAGCGTTGATGCAACTGATCCGCAAACAGATGCCCTGAGCCCGGCTGAAATTCTGGCCACCGCGGCGCCGGAGCTGGCGAACCATGATGAGGCGGATGTAAACCAGAAAACGGAAAACACGCATCAGAATGACGATTCTGCGCATCAAAACGCGCCAAAAGCGAATCAGAGCGAGCCAAAAGCGCAACAACCAGAACCAGCTGTCGAATATCCTGCGTACTTCGAACCAGGCCGCTATGAAGGCTTGCCTAATAACTTGTATCACGCAGCCAACGGGATTAGCAGCACCCAAGTGAAGGATGCCCGCGTTAGCCTGATGTACTTCAACGCTCGCCATGTCGCCAAGACCATCCCGCGCGAAGGTTCCAAAGTGCTGGACATGGGCAACCTGGTGCATGCTCTGGCGCTGCAGCCAGAAAACCTCGAGGAAGAGTTCAGCGTGGAGCCGGTGATCCCGGAAGGCGCATTCACCACCGCAGCAACCCTGCGCACTTTTATCGACGAACACAATGCCAGCCTGCCAGCGCTGTTGAGCGCTGACGATATCAAAGCGCTGCTGGAAGAGCACAACGCCACCCTGCCCGCGCAGTTGCCGATGGGAGGCAGCCTGGAAGAAACAGCGCAGAGCTATATGACGCTGCCAGCTGAGTTCCAGCGTATCGAGCCAGACCAGAAGCAGACCGCTGTCGCAATGAAGGCCTGCATCAAAGAGTATAACGCCACCCTGCCCGCGCCGGTGAAAACCAGCGGCAGCCGCGACGCGCTGCTGGAGCAGCTGGCGATCATCAATCCTGACCTGGTGGCGCAGGAAGCGCAGAAACCGGCACCGCTGAAAGTGTCCGGCACGAAAGCGGAGATGATCCAGGCGGTGAAGTCCGTTAAGCCGGATGCGGTATTTGCTGACGAACTGTTGGATGCGTGGCGCGAGAACCCGGACGACAAGATTCTGGTTACTCAGCAGCAGATGCAAACGGCGCTGGCCATTCAGAAAGCACTTCACGATCACCCGACTGCCGGCAAGCTGCTGCTGCACCCTGATCGCGCTGTTGAGACGAGCTATTTTGGTATCGATGAGGAGACCGGTCTGGAAATCCGCGTGCGCCCGGATCTGGAAATCGACATTGACGGTGTACGGGTCGGAGCCGACCTGAAAACCATCAGCATGTGGAACGTGAAGCAGTCTGGCCTGCGCGCCCGCCTGCACCGCGAAATCATCGACCGCGATTATCACCTCAGCGCGGCCATGTACATGCAGACCGCTGCACTGGACCAGTTCTTCTGGATTTTCGTCAACAAAGATGAGGGCTACCACTGGATCGCCATCGTTGAGGCCAGCGAAGAACTGATTGAGCTGGGCATGCTCGAGTATCGCCAGACCATGAATCGCATCGCTAACGCTTTCGACACTGGCGTGTGGCCAGCGCCGATCACCGAAGACTACACCGACGAACTGAACGACTTCGACCTGCGCCGCCTTGAAGCGCTGCGTACTCAAGCATAAGGGGAATGACGATGGAAAACATGAATATTGTAACCGCGGAGCAGCAGGCTCCAAACACTATCTCTGCCAGCAACGCCATCTTCAATGTGCAGGCATTAACCCAGCTGCAGGCCGTTGCCGGCTTGATGGCTCAGGCTGCTGTAACTGTCCCTGAACATCTTCGCGGCAACCCAGCCGACTGCATGGCCATCATCATGCAGGCCATGCAGTGGGGCATGAATCCTTACGCCGTGGCGCAGAAAACGCACCTGGTCAACGGCGTGTTGGGCTACGAAGCGCAGCTGGTGAACGCGGTGATCTCGAGCTCTAACGCCATTGCGGGCCGTTTCCATTATGAGTACGAAGGGGACTGGTCGAAATGCGCCAGTAGCCGTGAAGAGATCGTGAAGAAGCCGGCGAAAGGCGGCGGGACGTACGAAAAGAAAGAAATGGTGCGCGGCTGGACCAGTGCTGACGAACAAGGTCTGTCGGTTCGTGTGGGTGCCGTCATTCGCGGCGAAAGTGAGATCACCTGGGGCGAACCGGTGTTCCTGTCCAGCGTGATTACACGTAACTCTCCACTGTGGATTTCGAATCCTAAACAGCAGATCGCGTATCTGGCCCTCAAGTATTGGGCGCGTCTGTACTGCCCTGCGGTCGTTCTGGGGGTGTACACCCCGGATGAAGTCGAGCAGCGCACTGAAAAGGAGATCAACCCGGCCCCCGCCCAGCGCGTCAGTTTGGCTGATATCAAAGGTGACACCGTAACCACCACTCAAAGCGCGCAGGAATCGGCCGCCAACATCGATGCTATGGCCGATGAATTCCGGGATCGCATTGATTCAGCTGAAACGCTGGAGAACGCTGCCGCCGTTGGCAATGAAATCAACGAAGCGAAAGCCGCGCTTGGAACCACCCTGTTCACCGAACTGAAGAACAAGGCTACGCGCCGCTACCACCTGGTGAAGCACCGTAATGCGGTCGAGGCGGCGATCAACTCCCTGCCACAACCAGGCGAACCGGGCGCAGCTGAGCAGTTCGCTGAAGCCGAGCGCGTGCTGGCGGCAGCGAAACGTCATATGGGCGACGAACTGCACGATCAGTTCAGCATCACCCTGGCAGATATGAAACCGGAATACGTGGCCTAAGGGAGGCGGGAGGGCCCGCCCTCCCGGTAACGACATGACGAAAATTACAGAACGCGGAATGATTTTCAACGCTGAGATGGTGCGGGCGATCCTGGACGGCCGGAAGACGCAGACTAGGCGCGTTGTAAAGTTCAAGCTAAGAGAGCCCGGTCTTAATCTGAACTTCAGCGGTCTCAAGCTCGGTCATTACCGCACAGGCGATTCTTCAAGCGGCTATGTGCTCGCATCTCGCGGCGCTATGGGTTGCTGGAATGATAAGACCTTCCCTGCACATTGCCCTTACGGCCAGCCTGGCGATCGCATCTGGGTGCGGGAAACATTCGGCGATTGCGGGGAGCGGCTTGTTTACCGTGCTGACATTGATGACGGCGCCAAATGCAAAGTCGAACGCTGGACGCCATCCATCCACATGCCGCGCTGGGCCAGCCGGATTCTGCTGGAGATCACGGATGTGCGGGTCGAACGTCTGAACAGCATCAGCGAAGAGGATGCGCGGGCGGAGGGAGTCCCACCAGCCGGCGATTTGCTGCCTGATTATCCCGATACATACCTGACGCCAGCCGGTGACTTCGCTACAGCTAAGGTTGCTTTCCATCGTCTTTGGCAATCCATATACGGCGACGACAGCTGGCCGGCCAACTCGTGGGTCTGGGTGATCGAGTTTAAGCGTATCGAAGGAGATGATCATGCGACTGATTAACCGCAGCACACAATCACCGCTGGCGCGTCAGGCGTGCGACATCGCCCTGGCGGCCCATCAGGAGCGCTACGGCAACTACGGGCGAAGCCGGATGAAAGAGACGTACACGGTGCGGGTGGAAGGAGTGAAGGTCTGGGTGGAGGTGGTGAACCGTAAGGCGAGCTACGTGGCCACGGCGATGACCGGCATGCGCCGCCTGCGATCCTTACCCGGTCAGATCGCCTGATATTGAAATATCACCGAGAAACCTAAAACAGATGATGGCTGTGCCGGGTGCGGAGAAATAGCCAGTTCGCCCCGGCGTTCAGTTTAAGTGGAGAAAGGTATGAATGAAGTAATCATGATGGTATCGCCCGGGAAATGGGTGTCTGAGGAGCAGTTGATAGCTCTGAAGGGGATTAAAAAGGGGACGCTGAAAAAGGCGCGGGAGAAGACTTTTCTGGAGGGGAAGGAATACAAACACGTCTCTTTTGACTGTAGTCCATGGGATAACAGCCCTTGTTTTTACAACCTGGATGAGATCGACCGCTGGATTGAGCGTCAGGCCTCAGCGAAACCGCGGCGACAATCTGCTTAAATACTCTGACCATCAACCAACGAGGAATCGTTATGAAATACCCAACAGGAGTGGAAAACCACGGCGGCACGCTAAGGCTGTGGTTCATCTACAAAGGGGTCAGAGTGCGTGAAAGCCTGGGGGTGGCTGACACCCCCAAAAACAGAAAGGTGGCCGGCGAGTTACGGACGTCGATCTGCTATGCCATCAAAACCGGTACCTTCAACTATGCCCAGCAGTTCCCCTCCTCCCAGAACCTGGCGCGGTTCGGGGAGGCAAGGCAAGAGGTAACGATTGGGGAGCTGTCCGGGAGATGGCTTGCACTGAAGGAAATGGAGGTGGCAGAATCCTCGCTCAACACTTACGGTCGAGTCATTGCAAATGTCATGGCTATTATTGGGCCTGACACCCTCCTCACCTCAATCACCAAAGAGAGCATGCTTGAAGTCCGGAAGGAATTGCTGACCGGTTTCCAGGTCATGAAGCAGGGACATAAAACACCGAAGCGGGGTCGATCCGCAGTTACTGTGAACAACTACATGACCGTGTTATTCGGTATCTTCCAGTTTGCGGTTGAAAATGGCTACATTTCAAAGTCACCAATGAACGGTGTGGCCCCTCTGCGAGAGTCCCGCCCGGATCCTGACCCCATCACCCGAGAGGAGTTCCCTCGCCTGATTGACGCCTGTCACCATCAACAGAGCAAGAATCTGTGGGCTATCGCCGTTTACACCGGATTGCGGCCGGGTGAACTGTGCGGACTTGCCTGGGAGGATGTGGACCTGAAGGCAGGAACAATCACCGTCAGAAGAAGCCTGACGCAGAAAGGGATCTTCACGCTACCGAAAACCAATGCCGGCACTAACCGGGTTGTGCACCTGATCGAGCCTGCACTCGAGGCATTCAAAAGCCAGTATGAAATGACCCGCCTCTCTCAGGAGCATAACGTAGCAGTTAAGCTGAGGGAGTACGGAAAGAAAGAGTTCAATAAGTGCACGTTTGTTTTCCTGCCCTCCCTGACAGCCAGGGCCGGGAATTACGGTAAGCACTTCTCCATCAACTCCATAGGGAACTCGTGGGATGCGGCGATGAAAAGAGCCGGGCTTCGCCACCGGAAATCGTATCAGTCGAGACACACTTATGCGTGCTGGTCGCTTTCTGCAGGAGCAAACCCGAACTTCATTGCTAACCAGATGGGACATGCCGATGCCCAGATGGTATTTCAGGTTTACGGGAAGTGGATGGAAGAAAACAACCTGGACCAGATCGCATTGTTGAGCTCAAAATTAAGCGACTTTGCCCCAACCATGCCCCACAGCGACAGGACTGCTGCATAA